TTTCGTTCCTTCTGTGTCATATCCATAAGTTTTTATTATAAGCAGAACTTATCCTCCCTGTGATGCCGATACCACTTATCGTAGATGCCGCCCCTTGCGTCCCTGATGGCGGCTATTTCATCCCCGAAAACCTCCTGCCACTTCTGCAGAGCCTTAATCTTATCTGTCAGGCTTTCAATCTTAGCGGAGATATTTTCGAGTTGTCTTTCGTATGCGTCAATGCGATTCTGAAACTGTTTTTGTGCTTTCATAATTTTAATGATTTAACGATTACAGCGCAAAGTTGGCATATTTTCTTGAATATCCAATGAAGTTCTCAGGAAATTTCTTCTACTTATAATTTTAATCATCATAACTCGGGATACCTGAGTGGAGTTATAGGAGCGGTATCCGTGAATAGCTTTACATTTTACGTAATTTCGGGATTTTTACTTAATTTCGTTTAATACCCTCTGGGATTTTGGTATCAGCCACTTAACATTTGAAATCAGTCACTCATTATCAGTGAATTATATTTTTCACGTCATTTTCACACCCAGTTTTTCACAAAATATCGGCATCCGCCTGTCCCGATGAGCTTCCGTTAAGTACCGAAAATCCCGGAGTTTAGGGAACTGACAACTCATAGGTGGTGTATATCTATGTCGGAAGCACCCTGTCATCGGCTAATTTCGCCCGAAAACAGCCACGACGTGAGCGAAAGGGATTTGGGAGCGGAGGACTCCGCACGGCTCTAAATACCCAGAACCTCTCCACCTAAACCGACCCCTCAAACCACCAGACTATGACCTCAAAACCCACCCCAACCGACCTCAAGATATCCCATACTGAACCTGAATCAATACACCCAGACCGACCCCTAAATCGACCCTCCTGACTGAACCCCTCCCCCTTGATGTCATCCACCTCCACACCCTCAATGCCTGTATTCAAGTGCTCCATATAAGGAAGGATTATCATCCATTATAAGAAATGCTTATCATAGGAATAGGAGGGTGTCCTGAATATCAGGGAGTTGGGGAACGTTCTGTTCGAACGTTCCAGGTGTGAACATCCTACGGAGTTCACACGAAAAGACACACAGGGTCTGGACCAATCTCCGGATTCTCTGTGTGTCTATCAATTATGATCAACTATAAGTTCTGCTTATCGAGGGTGATAAGCTCTAATTATACACCTGCCCCCACTTTATAGCTTCATTCCCACAGGCGTTCCATCATCATACCACACCACCCTATCCAGAAGCTCGGAATAGTTGATGCGATAATCACCGCACTGAACATAATCATCAGTGATTGCGGATGGAGAAAGAACTATCCCTGTATCCCTCCTTCTCATAAGCATACACTTATGATTACAGGCCTCATTCACAAACTCGTCCATTCCGGTGTAGGATCTATACCTGATAGGCTTCTTCAACCTGTACTCCTTCTTGTGGAAGTTCAGGGTCACGTCATCCACTCGTGAATCCTCCATCAGCAAGTCCTTCCAGACATATCATCACCCCTAAAGCGATACTCAACAGGCTTCTGCTGCCTTATGGCATCCAGAATCTCAATACATTCATCAATATTCATATCTTCTTTTCTTTATATTGGTTGTCCATCTCTCTTTCTTATTATGTTCAGCATATAGACCAACGGCAGCGGTCTGCCAATCCTGTCTCTCACTTTCACCACATGGAATCCACCGTCACCGTTCTCACACACCACGCACGGCTCTCCCGTGATGGACGTGGACAGCTCCTCCAGTCTATGTCTTGCATTCTCAGCGGCTGACAGTAGATCCTGATAGTTTCTCCATTCAGCCCTGTACTCCTTCACACCCACGTGACACCCATTCATTCGATCCTCCACAAGAATGCTGTTGAATAGGCGCTTCATCACACGCCACCTTTCCTCATGGAGCGGATAGATGCCTATGGCCTCACGCATCTCTCTTCTGTGGTGCAGAACGGTGGCGTGATCACGGTTGATGTATCTGCCTGACCTTTCCAGGGGTCGTGGTGTCGTGAGTAGGCAGTACCACTTTCGTGCCTCAACTATTCGTTCATCTCTGCGATCACCCCTCAACACCTCCGGTGTTATGTCGTAGGCCGTGCAGACCGTCCTTATCGCTGCCTCGTAAAAGTTCATAATTCTCCTTTTTATAATGTTAGTCATTAATCCGTCCTTAGATGCAGTCTTGTCCAGTCCTCAAGGGTAACTCCTCGGTCACGAGCGGCCTCTCTCGCTGCTTCTCTAATTTTCTCCATTGCAGAGGGATCCTTGCTTGCCTGCACAATCATGGACATCAGCTCCGCCACCTCACCACATCTTGCACGAAAGCCGTCATAGGAGGAGGCCGTTCCATATGTTCCAAAGGTACATTCAACGTTTCTCGGCTCAACCTCTCTGTCAAACCAGTATCCAGCCGTCTTCACGGCCTGACAGTAGCTTTTTAGCCCCTTGAGCACGTCATTGCTCCTAACATCCAGACCCACGGCCTTGTATCTCATCCTGATGCGTTCCATAACGTCATTCATAACGGTCTCCATAGCTGTGGCCATGACCACGCAGGAAGCCATCTCCTCAGGAATGGAGCTCTCGTCTATGGACTGCCGAACGGCTTCCACACGTGGATCCGTACTATTCATTTTCCTCATCATAGTCAGTGTCCTCCATATCATTGGCGGTCGGCTCCTCATCCTCATCCAACTCCCAGTGATCCTTCACCCAGTGCTCTGTTTGCAGTGTTCGTAGATCTATACGCCCAAATTTCTTCATCTGCTTCTCAGTAAAGGCCTCCAGTTCCTCAGCCGTCATGAAGAACGTCTGCACTCCGTTGCTGCCACCCTCAATCCAGTCACACCTCAATGTGCTGCGATCCACCACGACACCTGCCCCCTGCCTTATTCTGCGCACAAGAGAGTCCATTCCATTTGATGCCATAATATACTATTTGCTTCTAAGTTCAACATCAGTCTCGTCCACCATATTCTTCAGGTGGTGTATGCCGTCACGCACGGAGTGACGCACCGTGCGTCTGGTGGTTCCCATCTGCTCTGCGCACTCGTCGCTTGAAAGGCCGTCCAGACATCTCATGCGAAGTGCGTCACGCTCATTGCCTGGAAGCTCCTCCATAAGACTGTTCAAATAGGAGATGTCCTGTATCCGCTCCACCTGCTCCGTGGGAAGAGGTGCGTCATCCATCAGTTGCAACTCCAGAACAGGGCTGTCATCATCAGCCGTGGCGTCCACGGACGTAACGTCCAGTCTATTGCCCCTCCGTAGACAGTCCAGCGCTCTGTTGGACGCTATTCTCACAAGCCAAGCCGACAGCTGATAGTCAGGCTGAAATCTGTGCAGTAGGGAAAACGCCCTCTCGAACGTCTCCATGCACACATCCTCCACTTCCATCGGTTTTCTATACAAGATTTTGGTCACGACATATCGAACGGACTTCTGATAGTCCTCATATATCTTGGTGTAGGCGGACTGATCGCCACAGATTGCCCTCTGCACAAGAAAGAAGTCCGCTTCCCTCCTTGTTCTCTTCATAACGTATGCCATATCTATGCAGTTCTGGTGAACAGCTCCACAATATGTGACATCACGCTGCCATCACCGTTCGGATGGAAGAGGTTAACAGTGATTCTGGCCGTGAACGGTGTGATGTTAGAATAGGTCTGACGCACCACAAATCCAGCGGCTTCAAACCACCCACGCACGGTGTCCTCATAGTTTATGAGATTAACCCTACTGAAGTAGATTGTGTGCGCTCTGGCTATCAGTTCCAGCTTTTCCTTGACCGACTTGCCGTTCATATAGACGTGATCCGACACAGGTTTAGTCAAAAGATTCATCAATAATTTCTTTAGTGACTTCATTGTTCAGTGTGTTTTTAATTACGAATGCAAAGTTGCATAATCGTCCTGGAATATCCAAGAATTACTCCAGATAATTCATAAAAATGGTCAGAAAAATACATTCTGACCATTTCCAACTGATAAAACTTGATAATGGGCTTGCGGAAAGTTACTTGTCCTTCTCTGGGTTATAGGCGTTCAACCGTACATTGGCAATCTTCACGCCACTATCCATAGGGTCGGTGGACAGCACTATCTGACCATAGCCGTGCTCCAGGATGTACGCACCGAGCGCCTTTGTAGCCTCATCCCAGAACTCCTGCATAACAGCCGGACTAAAGTCCATTGCTTGCCCTCCGGATCTCTGCTGGAACATGACATCACTTCTGCGCCATCTTTTGCCGTTACACCAGATTCCAGCCTTGGTCACGTGACGTGACACGAATGGTGTAACGTCGGGATCAAGAGGTCTGTCAGTGTAGGTGGAATTCAGCACCTTATGCCACCCCAGATTCACCCTCTGCACTTCCTCATCGATGGCCTGTTCCAGCCGCCTTGGGCTGAATACCATCATTATTCTTTTCCAGATATTGTATTTCATAATCTATTTCAGATTTGCCGTGATCATCCATAGTTCCTTCTGCATCTCCTCTGTCATATTCTCCAGAAATGACCGTGTCGCGATGTCAGTCTCAGCCGTGACCCCATGAACATCAGCTATAATGTTAATAAGACTGCCCCATAGACGAGCAAGACTGCTCCACACGGAAGTCATGTCATGACTGTTCACGGTGTCACCGTCGGCGGATATGAGCGTTCTACGCTCCATCTCCTCTATGGATGCTGAAGCCATACCGCCCAGAGCACGAATTCTTTCAGCCGTGGCGTCCACACGCTCCTGCTCGGCCTCATAAAGATCCTTCAAAAAGTCATGAGCCGCCTTAAACCCCATTCCTGTCACGTTCCAGTGACAGCCCCAAGCGTAGGTCATCACGGTGAAGTGTGAGCCTAATAACTCATTCAACCGTTTAATGATAATGTTTTCCTCTGTCATAACTGTCATTTTAATATATGTTTACAAATAACGTTCCGTCAGATGTCCAGTCCTTCAAGCATCATCATAGCAAACAATTTTACACATTCCACATTCACACTGTTTCCAAACTGCTTATAGGCCTGCTTAATGCTATCATCCATTTACAATCACCAATATCGCCTGATAAGATGTTGATAACTTAAAAAGGGAACGTCCTATTAGGCGTTCCCTTGAATTTGCAATTAAATCCACAAAATCTACGGTCTAACATCTAACATAAATTATACCTGTTGCCGTGATTGTCTGACCCCAATGAATTAGATTTTAATAATTATTAAACATTTTTGGAGGATGCCCACGTCTGGACATCCCTGATTTACATACATATATCACCTCTGACAGTAGCCATGTCCAGTATGCAGATGGTTGCTTCTTGCCCTGAGATATTTGAACCAAGCATAGTGACGTCTGTTCTGCAGATATTGATAGTCATTCTCGTAACGATGGGCTTCCTCCTCAAAGGAAATGTCCCGATAGGCACAACCCTGTTTCTGATGAAAAAGCCTGATGATACAGTATTCCACGAAGTACCACAGATAGAAGAAAATGTAACCCATCTCCCTCATCTGTGCCGTGTGAATCCCCTCATGATTCACCACCTTGGCGGTGATTCGATGTTCCTTTTCCACCCTCGTGCCACGCACGAAAAGCACCTCGAACAGGTTAATGCAAAGATACCCCTTAAAGGGGATTATTTTGTTATAGACTATCTTCATAACACTGCAAATATAGCAATTCTATTCATCCTTGCCTTTATTGGCGTCCTTCCTACGCACGACTCTGGCCTTGCGCCTTTTCTCAGCTGTAACCCCCCTCTGAGCCGCATGACGGTCAATGGATTCACGTATCTTTCCACGAATGCGAATGTTATGTTTCTGCTTCTGATTGTTATTTAAGGCGTAATCCACTTCAAATTCGTGCTTTGGCTCCGCTGTTCCTTCTCCTGCCGTGACAGGGGCTGCCACCAGACCTCCGGAGGTCTCCTCTGGCAGTCCGTCCGTGGTGTAGGGGTTGGCTCTTTCCTGTTCTCTGTTCTTCGCATTCTTTATGTTTCTAAGACGATTTACAAGCTCCTCACGACGACTTTCACCCTGTTCCCGAGCGATGGTGTCCTGCTCATCAACAACATCCGTAATGGGCTTAAATTCCCCGATAAACGCCTTGCTCTCCTTGGCTATCACATCCCAGTCATAGGATCGTATCAGAGCAGAAGGAAGACGCACCTCCTTACCCTCCATAATGTTGCCGTTGAATCCGTTAAACTGACTATACCAACTGTTCGCGAGCTGTCCTATCAACACGGCTGGATTCAGTCCTGCCTTGGCCGCTGTCAGACCGATGACAAGAGCGTTAATGGACAGATGCTTCATTACATCCATCACGTTGGATTCTGCGTGAACTGTGGCTGACACGTCTATTCGTCCGTCCACGGTCATCTTCAGCTCGTTTCCCTTAACCTCCTTACGTGCCTGTTCAATGATTCGGAGAATCATGTTGGATATCTCCAGATTGCTTCCTCCTGCCGCCTTGTTCTTCACCTCGAACTCCACAAGAAGCTTGTTCAGCACCTCCAGACGACCTGTTTCAGTGGCTATCCTAAACTCCTTGCTATTAAGCACATACTCGGCTCTACGCTTGGTTATCAGATCACGATGCTCCACATAGAACTTACGAAGCTCGTCCTCAGGAACCTTTATGCGATATTCCTTGCTCAACACGTTATGCACGTCAGCCACAGTGTAGAACTTGCCGAACAGCTCCATTATCGTGCCTGTATAGTCCACAATGTTCCTTGGCTTGCGACTTCGTATGCCCAAGGCCGTGTTCAGAGCGAGAACGGCATTGTTGTAGGCACGATCAAGAGCCAGATAGCCAAGACGTGCTCCGTTGGCTTTCTGCATATCCTCCAGTGTGCCGCCTGATGACTTGATAACTGATGACGGATTCACCGTCTGCTGGAAGTCAATGTGAAGTTCCTTCTCCTTGGCCGTGCCTGCATTCAGGGTAATGTCAAAATATCGTTTTGGAGACAGATCACGCTCCTCCTTTGCCCATTCCGCCGCCACATATAAATCATGGATCTCGTCAGCCGCATCCAGAATCCAGTCAGGAGCTGTTCGCATAATATGTTCCACATCCTGCTCAGTTATCACTCGCTTCGGTACTGATTTTCCATTCGACATAGGTAAAAGAAATTAACCCCTGCCGAAGACTTCCTCCGCGACAGGGGTGATTCACACACTAAACTATGACCTAAGTTCTTCACCACTTATGTCTATAACGTCAACGATGGACGTCTTCTCCACTTTCACGACTTCCTCATGCTTCAGATCTCCATCAGAGTCATAGATGGAAAAGGCCGTTAAAGCGGCCTTTTCCACGTCAAAAGCGTTCACGAGCACCATCACCTTACGCTTCTTGGCGTGACCGTCAATGTCCTCCACATAGGCACAGCGCACCTTGTAATAGGCTTCAGGCTTTTTCTGACCATCGGCCAGTTCCTCCTGAACATAACTCTCGACCCTGCTCTTGGAAATGCGCTGAACGCTATATTCGGCTCCTGGATAAACAGTCTCCATATAACGAGCCACACTTGCCTCAGCGTCAGTGTAGCTCACCGCATTGACCAGATAGGATTCCTTCAGCGTGCCATAGGCGTTGCCGTCAGTGATGCACGTTCTCTTAACTCTTACTTCGTAATACATAATCATTTTTTATTTAATTGATTAAACTTGATCTTTATTCATCATCAGGATGTGGGTTACGCTCAAACAGAGTGACGTCCTCCATATTAACCATCCAGTGCGTCTCTCTGTTGGCACACTTCAAATATTCAGGATCATCCTCATATAGAGGATACGTCTCCTTGACAACCACAAGCTCATTCTCCCTAAAGAAATGATCTGACGTATTGTGACGTATGCGAACAATGTCGCCCTTACCAATGATCTTTCTACTCATACTATATTGGTTATTTCTTAGCCTCCTCACCTGACATAGCGCACGACATACCAAGGAACTGAACGGCCACCGACACAGCATTCTCCAGTGATGTTCGTGTGACCTTGGCTGGATCTATCACGCCAGCCTTATACATATCCTCTATCTTGCCAGTAAATGGATTGTAGCCCTGCTGAAATGCCGTGGACTTCAAGTCCATCATAATCTCAATCCGAATAGGCTCCACCCCTGCATTCTGACATAGAATGTGAAAGTGCTTCTTCAGGGCTTCAATCACAGTACGGTAGCCTTCCGAATAATCAGTGCTCCATTTTGGGTTGTCATCCAACGACCTTTCCAAAATCTTGGCTATCTTATACTGAATTGTCCCTCCTCCCGGAACATAACCCTCATCAAGAGCGGCTCTGGTGGCCGCAATGGCGTCATCCACTCTATCCTTGCGCTCCTTCATCTCCACTTCACTGTCCGCACCTACATAGATGACAGCCGCACCGCCTGTGAGACGACTGATGCGCTCTCTATACTTTTCCCTGTCGTAGGTGTTGGAGTTTTCAGCCATTTCATTCTTAATGAATTCTATTCGAGCATCTATATCCACAGGCTTTCCAGCACCGCCCACGAGAACAGTTCTGTTGGCTGAGATTGTGGCCTTGTCCACCTCACCAAGCCAGTCCGTGCCGAATGATTCAATGGCGTTACCATACTCCTCACCAACGATTCTGCCGCCCACCTTTACAGCCAAGTCCTGCATCAAGTCCTTCTGCATCTGGCCGAATCCTGGAGCCTTTACGAAGCATGCCTTTAGGCCGTTGTTCTGCTGAACGTTGGTGACGAGAAACTTTATGACGTCATTGGAAGCATTTGGAGCCACGATAAGAAGTGATCTCTTAGCCGTGTAAACAGTCTGCACCACGGCAAGAATCTCCTGCACATAGTTGATGTTCTGTCCCCAGATAAGCACATAGGGTCTGTCCAGCACACACTCCATTCGCTCAGAATCTGTGACAAAGTATGGATTAATGATGCCCTTGCTCCACTGAAAGCCAGTAGTGACCTCCACCGTGGACTCATCTCCCTTGGTACTCTCCTCAACGGTGATGATGCCGTCATTGCCGACACTCTCTATCGCCGAGGTGATAAGATCAGCCACCATATCATCACCGTTGGCTGACACCTTAGCCACCTGCCTGATTCTGTCAATCTCGTCAGGCTCTATCTTTACAGCACTGGACTTAATGTAGTTGACTGCCTCATCCAGTGCGTTTTCCATACCCCTGCGATATTCATGCGGATTCTGTATATTCACCAAGCCACACACTCCACGCTTCATCATAGCGTAGGACAATATCGTGGCCGTGGTGGTTCCGTCACCTGCTTGATCACAGGTCTTTGCGGCAACTATCTTCACGAGTGTCGCGCCCATTCGCTTCATTGGATCGTCAGTGTCATAGGCACGAGCCACCGTCACACCATCCTTGGTGATGTGAGGTATGCCATACCCCTTATCAATCGCAACTGTGTGACCTCTCGGTCCGAGTGTGGACGCCACCGCTGAATAAAGTTCCTCCGCTCCAGCAAGCAAAGCTGCTCTTGCGTCCTTTCCAAAAAGAATTCTTGTATTCATCGTAATCTTCTTTTATTTAATGGATTGCTTCTCGTACTCGTCAGGGTGGAACTCACTTATGATGCAGCAAGGCATATAAGCGGAATCCATTGTCAGAGCAATGTGTGATAGATCGTTGCACCCTGTAACCTTGCTCTTAACCTCGTCCACAATGTCCTGGAACCTATCAGTCTGCGTCTCTATGTAGAGTGGCTGTGGCCTGTAAGGCTGTTCTTCTTTCCTCTTTTTGCCCTGATGATCCCTTTCCCAGATTGCCATTCTAATTCTCTCAGCCTGAAAATGTGTGGCAAGAATCTCAGCTGTCGGTGTCAAGCCCTGCATAGACTTCATATCATTGCAGTTGAGCAAAACACGTTCCTCACCTCTTGGCACGCTAATGTAAATCTTAAATTTCTTTTCCTTTCCCATAACTATATGTAAATCAATTCTTTCTTCGCTCGTGTAATAGCCACAAACATAAGGCACTTCTCGGCATACATAGACAATTCCGTTGTCGCAAACCTGCTTGGAATCAACTCTGGTTCAAGGAAGAACACTCTATCAGCTTCAAGCCCCTTGGATTTGTGGATTGTTGATAAAATAACGTGCTTCTCATCAGCGTTTTCCACAAAAATATCAAAAATTCTTTCTCTCACTGCCTCAAGGCTACCAAAGAAGTCAAACAGGTTCAGCAGAATGTTCACCTTTTCATCCAGATTGGCGTATGCCTCTGTTCTCTCAGGTCTTTCAATGCCCTTACGATGCAGTCGCTCCAGAAGATCCACAAGCGGCTTCTCCAGGTCATCCACGCACTCCGCATTATCCAGAAGCTCCATAAGAGCATCACCGAAATCCTTGCCGAGTATCACGCATCTACGACCCATCTTAACAAGCTTCAGCCAAGCATCTATCAATGGTGCATTATTACGACATAGGATGAAGTCACCCTCAATAGCGTCATTAAGTCGCCCCCTCGTGACCGCACCCTCAACAGCCGTCGAAGCTGCTTCTATGCCCTCCGGAAACACCCTTTGAGCCTCCCTGACAATGGCCTTGGCACAACGATAGGTGATGGACAAGGGTAGCGTCACTGTGTTAGGCGAATTCTGGATGGCATGGAGTGAATCCAGATTAGAACCCTGAAATGAATAGATGGACTGCCTTGGATCACCCACAGCCACAAGACGTCCCTTTGGAGTCTTCAATCTCTTTATCAACTCATATTGCAATGCACTAATGTCCTGACACTCATCACACATCACCACACTATACTGCTTGAACTCCGCTTGAGGTACATATTTCACCGCCCACACAAGCATATCCGTGAAGTCCATGGAGATGGTTCCCTGACCGCCACCTGAAAAGAACATGTCAGCCGCTTGCCTTGCCGCTGAATATAGCTCATAGGCGTATCCAGCCATTTTTTCATCACAGTCTTCACCGTATCTCTCAGCAAGGGCACAGATCTCGTCCACACCACCACTGACAAGATTGTATCGCATAAGATCGTGCAGTCTGCACATATGCACGGCAAGCCCAGGAATCCGCTTGAAATGCACCTTATGTGATTCCAGAATCTCACTCGCTATACTAAAATACTTGTTTTCCTTGATTGTAAACTTCAGAGAAAACGCCTTGCGAAGAGCCGCCAGTGCACATCCATGAAGCGTCATAGCCTTAACCGTAGGAGGAAGCTTCCTGCCAAGTTCCTCGGCAATAGACTTGTTAAACGCAAGAAAGATGGAAGACTTAATAGGAGGAGTTCTCTTGGCAAGTTCCAAAAGACAGGTGGTCTTGCCGCTTCCTGCCGTTGCACTTATAAAGATATTGTGATTGGTGCGCCTATATTCATCAATCACCGCCTGTTGATATTTGTCTGGTGTCATATATTGTCATCAGTGTCTTTAATGTATGATTCCTGATTCTTGTAGTCGGCAAGTGCATCCGCCACCGTGTTCCCGAACACGGTCTCGTCCAGAATATCTTTCTGGTGCCCATGAAGCCATCTAATGTGAAAATGAACCTGTGGTCTTTTTGCCAATTCAAGCGCAATAGTCTTCCAGATAGGAGTATTCTTCACCCCAACAAAATTAGATAACCGCCATCTGGACAGCCATCCTTCCTTAAACGCATTTACCACGAATTGAGAATCAGAATGAATGTAAACGTCCATGGATTCATTGGATATCAAGCGTATCCCATGAAGCACAGCTCTCATCTCCATTCGTGCCGTCGTGGTGTCAGTGTAGCCCTGATGAACCACAGCCTCACTATCCCCATCCTTGACATACACTCCATAGCCGCCCACTCTGGTTCGTGCGTTACAGCTGCCGTCAGTGTAGATGTCTATTCTTCGCATTCTCTTATCTTCAGGCCGTTAATCTTAATCCACCCCTGATTGTTGAGAACTTCCTCAACCATAGCACGATTATAGGTCGTGACAAAGACAGTCTGTCGTGTGATCTGACCCTTGCGTTCCTTGCTGCCAAAGAACCGACACTTAAATCTTTTTAGTGTTTCCATCCACAAAATTATTTATTACACATATAACGAAAATATCAAGGATTCCTCCTGCGATTTCTAAAGAATTTCATAGCAATAAGTTCATTCTCGCTGTGTCCTGCATTTACAATGTCAGTGAGCATCTTCTTGCCGTCCAGTGTCTCCTTCATCTCCACGTCAATTGTCTCAGGAGACAGTAGGTAGGTGACTGTAATCGTGCTCGTCTGCCCCATACGCTCCAGTCGAGCGTTCGTCTGCTCAACATCAGTGCTTCTATCCGGAAGCTCTATGTATATCATGTCCGAACAGTGTGTCTGAAGACCGTCCGTTCCAGTTCCAGCCGACTGAATATTGGCGAATAGAAGACGATGCTTCCGTGCCGCAAAGGCGTCCACAATTCTCTGCTTGTTCTCTATGGACACACCACCCTGTATGACTGGAGCCTTAAAGTAATCAGCAAGCTCCTGAAGCGGCTCACGATGTACCCCAAAGACAGCAAGCTGCCTGTCCTCATTGGATTCCATCCATTCCTGAATATAGGACTTGATAAAGGCCATCTTCCCGACAATGCTCAACGTACGAAGTGTATTCAACATAACAAGATGAGGAGCATTGGCCGCTGAACTTGCCTTTTCCACGTCTATTGTTTCCAGATAATTCAATAGATCATCCTCTGCGTGATGATATTCTCTTGCATTGCTTATAGGAGCATCAACAATCTGCTCTATAACAGGTGGAAGCTCCGTGAGCACGTCCCTCTTCTGCCTACGAACATATCCTGCCATTCGTAACAGCTCATGAAGTTCCTCCAGATTGCTGAAGCCACTTGCGTCAAAGCCATATATCGTCTTCTTGGCATCACAGTACCTGAACTTGAACTCCAGTGTACCCCCGAATATCTCTACAAACCTACGAAGTATCTGATACGGCTGCACAAGTTCCAAAGGGCGATTCTGCGTCAGTGTTCCCGTGAGACCCCATATATGGGCAATGGGCTTCGTTATCTTCTTGGTCATTCGGGTACGCATCGCCTTCTCCGACTTGAGAAAGTGTATCTCATCAATCACGCACGAATCCCAATACTTCCGCAGAAGTTCCTTATACTTCGCCTTTGGCTTATCCGTGCTTCGTTCGCCAAGTATATCAAAGTTTATCACAACCACGTCACTGTCCCACACGGATTCATCGTAATTCCTTCCGGATTCCACTATACCTATCGTTCTGGCCGGATTCCATTTCTGCCATTCCTTCTTCCAGTTGTATTTAACAGACGCTGGACAGATAACAAGAGTAGGAAACACATCCATAAGTTCCACAGTGACAATAGCTTGTCCGGTCTTGCCAAGCCCACAATCGTCACCGTTTATGCAGTTGCCGTGATTTATCATATAGGCAATGCCCTCCGCCTGATAGTGACGTGGCGTGCGCTTTAGGCTAATCTCCTTACAGGCCGCAAGCACATCATCAGCCGTTATCACCTCTGGCGGCTCCTGATATTCCACCACTCTACGTGACGGTGTATAGACCCTCCCCTCCCAAAAATTATGGTCTGCAAGCCACTTCTGCACCGCTGCCGATGTAGTTATATGAACAGGAACATACCATTCACGCAATTCAGGGTTAAATCCGGAATTGGCAAAGGACTTGACTTCCTTTACCAACTCTGGATCATAACTAAACCCGATGTGCCACCAAGCACTGTCACGATAGAAATACCGCATCACCATCCGTCCTCCTCACCACATTCCTTTCTGGCAACCTCATCATCCACAAGTGCCTTTGTCATACGCAAAGAATAAGAATGAGCGAATCCAGTACCGTCCTTGTCAACTGCTTCCCAACATTTATGTTTATCAGGGGCATAATAACCAACACAATTAATACGATAACCACGATACAAATAATGCCCTTTACTTATTTTCTTTGCCATATATTTCATTTTCAAATGTCTTTCTGTCCACAATACGAATTCCCATCTTTTGAGCCTTTTGCATCTTACTGCTTGTTGAATTCAGATCAGCCACCACAAGAACTGTACACTTGGCCGTAACACCACTCAGAACCTCGTGCCCCTGCTTTATAAGCTCATTCTCCAGTTCCTTATCCCTAAAACCTGTCATGCAGACATACATACAGTTGTCAGTCAAATTTTTCTTAGGGGTGCAGGTATAATAAGGATACAGACACCTCATATCCAAGAACTTATTCATGCCTGTAATGAACGTGTCAGCCGTGACAGCACCCACACCAGGAATGGAACAAAGCTCCACACGAAGAACTGCCAGAATATCATTATCCCTGATAGGTTCATGGATATCCAACAGATATTGAACTGCTTCACTACCATCTATAATGCTTTGAGCCGTCTTCTCGGCAAGAACACCTCCAAAAACATTATATGCAGTCATAAGTCGTGCAACAGAATTTTTTGTATTGAGCACCTTATTCCAGATCTCATCATATACAGCCAGCCCCTTATTCTCTCCAAGTATGTGCATAAATGCCGATGAACAGCTCGCCACGACAAGCTGGATACTATCCATTCCAGCGTCATATAGGCGACGTACAATAGGCTCATCAAAACCCTCGCAGCCCATCGTCCTGAAAAAATACACCATACGAGAGATAACCTGCTGCCTACAATTCCCATTCACACACACAAGCTCCGTGTGAGTGGCATCCCACTGAACAGGCTTACCACAGCATGGACAGACAGTAGGAAATTCCTTCAAACACATTTCTGGAGAATAACCAAGTGTCCTGATGTGCTTTGGAATGACATCGCCGCTGCGAATGATATCTATCGTGGAGCCGCTTGCTATATTATTTTCCAGAATGTATTGTGCGTTGTAGCCTGTCACTCTGGACACGGTGGCGCTCTCCATCTCCACAGACTTCACACATATCACCGGACATAGACAGCCATCCTTGCTGACATTCCACTCAACTCGTTCCACTGTCGTGGTATAGGACTGAAGCCATTCCTCCCGCTTAAACGCAACGGCATAATCAGGATTTCCATTGGGCTTGCGCCCCAATGTTCTACGAACACCACTCTCATCCACTTCAATCACCAGACCGTCTATCTGATATGTCTGCTTCCACAGCCGATAAAGCGTGTCCAGCATATCCAGAATGCTATCCTCCCCATAGGACAGAATATCCTTCACCTTAATCAACTTATATGGGGTGACATATAAATATCGCTTCTCCATATAGGTAAGCTGCACGGACTTGTTCTCATCAGAATCAAGACCATATCTCACAAAGGTCACTGCCCCTATCTGCTCCGTATTGGCTCCCATAGGTGAGTTGAACAAACCTGCAACCATATTGCGAGCATTCTTATATTCACCCCTGACCTTTTCAAAGTCGCCTCTGGAACATATTGCCTCACCCCAAGTGTATTCAAACACAGGCTCCCTGCTCTCACCGTTCTTCATTCGTGCAAAGTGTGCGTCACTCCGCTGACCCTGCACACCGTCACCCCTCGTCCAGGCTGCCTGTGACAGTTCACTGACAAGAAGACTTATTCCGTCGTATTTAGGCGTTATAACGAGATTTTCACATCCAGCCTTAACCATTCTCGTGACCCACGACAAAAACTCCTTAAACGTCTTTATTTTCTCCAGAGAAAACATAGGAAGGGGAAGCTTCTGCATTCTATCTGTTGCCTTTTCAGCAACACCCGACTTGAAGAAATCATCATCAGGAGATATAGCCCTCAGCTGCTCCACAAGTGAATCGTACTCAACATCACTGACCTCCGGCTTGCCTTGCCTATACAGAGAATTCAAACGGAGGATTTCATTTCTTAGTTCTCTATGAGACATAATGCTTCCTCCATCATTCTTCTGGCCTTGCGATACAGAGGCACTTTCTTCTTATTCAATCCACCCCTCGTAGGATCGAGATTATCACATAGATCAGCATACTTAACCGATATGATATTGGTGTCTCTGGTGTCAATTATGCTTTGAATATAATCCAGATAAGGAACCTTTGGGTCGTGTGTCAACTTTTCCACACATTCAATGATATACTCCTCAACACCCAAAGCAAGTAAATGCTCTGAAGTAAGCTCCGTGTCCTCCAGCACGTCATGAAGCATAGCCACACACTTGGCTGTATAGAATGAGCACTTCTGAGCGACGGCAATAGAATGGCAGATATACGGAACACCATTCCAGTCAACCTGACCCTGATGTGCCTGGACAGCTATTTCAACTGCCTGACGAAATCTGTCCTGAGATTTAGTGACAATCTTAATCATAACGAAATCATTTTTAATTTTCATAGTGCAAATATAATCATTATTCTGAAATATCCAAAGATTAATCCTTAATCTTTCACAAAATTTTCATAAAAATAAACCCACTCCTTATCAGTAGCTGTCCTACATCTGCCATTCTCCACGACAAGAATTATAGGAGCACCCACATATGCAAGTTCTGCACCGTCACCCTCAGCTCCATAGGAGACATAGTACTTTCCATCAGCAAACCCACCGTAAATCAGTTCGCCGCCTTTCCAACCTGCCGCTTCGCAGATTTTCAGAATATCCTTTTCATTAATCATATATATCTGGTTCTGTATTTGCCTTTTCCACCACAGAAAATACCTCAGGTTTGAATGTCAAGTCATTCACCCTAAATAGTCTATTGGCTCTAAATGTAACATCCACTTTAGCAAGATACTGCACGAATTCGTCAGATTTAAGATCAATTCTTCTGTTGGCCTGTGGATCTATCAACAAAAGATTATTGGTCGTGTGTTCAAGCACCACAATATGAGCACTCTGCCGCCCCCTGTTCTTAAAAGATAAGAAATAAGTTCCCTGCTCTTTTATGGCGTCAAAAATTTTCACTCGAAACTGCCCACGACCCTTATCCGTATTGGACTTAATCTCACCTGTATAGTTCGGTCTAATAATATCTATATCCTTATCAGCAAAAGAAAAGGTACTATCATAGGCCATTTCTCTTTGAAAATTATTTATATAGGACTTCGGCTTAACACCAACACCCTTTGCTTCAACGTCATAACCCCTCTTACGAAGTTCATAGGCAACCACACAAGTCTGACAGTTTGAAGTGTATGGACGAAAACTTCCATCTACAAGCGTCAGAAATTTCGGGTTGGCGTGCTTACGATCGGCTCTATCAATGGACATCGGCTTACCACGTTCAATTCCGTACTTCTGTGCTGCCTGTTCAAAGATGTTCTTCGCTTTTTCCTTCTGTTCAAAATTGTCAACACGTTCCTTCAATGTAGGCTTTGGTGTCTCTTCAGGCTTAACGGATTCCTCCTTATCGCCACCTGCATTAAGAGATTCCATTCGCCCCAAAAGCCGCTTTGCCAATTCCACCCAGTAGGCTCTCTGCGCCTTGGTCATATCATCAAAAGCTTCATTGAAGTGCTTCTGCACAACTTTTATCATACGGGACACCTGCTCAGAATTATTCCATCCTGGAGTGGTTGAGACATTAACAATATAGTCATCCACCTTTTTCTTTATCTTGTCAGACAAATATTTCTTCAGATTCACCTTGGTGGAATTAGGCATTCCTGGAATCAGTTCACCCTCATCCGCCAGTTGCCTCTGCTCACCATATCTTTGCCCCACACGATGGAGTCTACGATTTTCTGAAGTATTCTTATAAACTCCAGAACGTGATTTAGCTATAAATTCAAAAAGACCCATGACTATCTCTGCATCATATTACTATAGAAATCCAACTTTATTTGATCATACACGGCTGTAACATTCGTACAGGCTCTTTCATCATTAGCTCCATTTTCATTATAAATTTCGCTAAGAACGACTTCCGCAACCTTAACAACCCATTTTTCATCAGTGTAACTTGAAAGAGGTCTGCCTAAATAGGTGAATGAATCCAGTTTACTATTCCTGTCATCATGCAAATTCTTCAGCAATTTATGAACCTTTGCCGTTGTTGCCTCCCTATCAACAATGTGATTTTCTGCCCTAACCTTTTTAATAACACGACAAACCTTTTCGACACCTAAATCAAAGAAAGCATTTGAAATCACTTTTGTCTTTAACTGATTTCCAGGAGCAAGACATTCTGACAGTTCCGCAAGTTTTGAATTTTGATCTCGTGTCTCCTTCAAAAGTTCTTCCATCGTTCGTTTCTGATCCTGGAGCATACTATTAATCAGGCGAATGAACCACTTAAAGCACACTACCATCAAAATCCCGGAAAGAACAAGAAAAAATCCAGCCGTAACGGCCATCATACCAACGTCGCCAATCGCCTTGCCTGTGTCAATCGCCGAGCTCACAATCTGTGTCGTATTCATCATCATAAAGCATTAATATACGACCCAAATTTAATCATTTCACATCGATTATATCAGCCTCGATTCAAATCCACCTTAGTCAGCCAGATATAATCCTTCGTTTCAAACTTAAATGTCTGAACACATATTGACTGCACCAACTCATTCAGCCGCTGTTCCGTCATGCTCTGGAAATTACTCTGAACATTCTTTACAATTCGAGTTATGTCCTGACCTAACACCTCTGAATAGCGAACCTCCCTGTTAGGAAGACGGACATACTGCGTAAGCACTGCACGCCACTCGTCCATAATCCTAATCACAAGAATCTGCCTGTTGCAGTTCATCACGATGCCCTGACAGGCATCCAAAAACATTTCATTGCTTGTCATAACCTATCATCTTTTCCACCGCTCTACGGTGGTTGTTTGCCTTAATGTCATCCCCAGTGCGTCTATTGTCAGCATCAAAGCGCTCCCGTAACACCTTTTTCTTCACTTCATCTGAAAGACCGTTAAACGTGCTGACACCAAAGTCCGATATAGGAACCGTCTGTTCCTCCCATCGAAGCGGCTCACCGCACACTGGACATCTCACTTCCTCATCTGAGACTGGAAACATTCGCTTACGCTTCCTGTCATACTTCAGCACATAGTGACCTGATTCCAGCCACCTATCATCCTGAGCAAATTTACAATTCGCCCTATTTGAACACTTCAAAACCCATTTCATAATACATAGTGTCTTGATCCGTATATCGCTATAAGAAGTGAATCCGTGAGGTTGTTATCAGGCTTGGTGCATCGTGGCGTGCGTCGCAAGTCCGCTGTCGGACACAGACGCTTTGCTGCTGCAATGGACATCACTTTCTTGTCTGGATCAGGCTTTATCCCCTCAAACATCTCCTTCTGCCACTTCTTCGGTGACACAAGCACAACAGGAAGCCCCACCATAAGGAATCCCATTCGCAACGCATACGCTATTCCACCGAATGTAAAGGTCGCTCCAGCGGAACTTCCATATATTGCGTGAACGTCCTCTATGACAACCTGTGTTCTACTTGGATCACATAGGCTCGCTATCTCAACAATCAATGATGAAAGTGCCACCATATCCAATTCCTTGTGTCCTATCATAGGAATAGGATAGTGTCTGAAGCAAGCACCTATCATCAATGTAATAAACCCCTTCTTTCCAGGATCCACCCCTATTATAGTCTTAACACCACTCATTCTATTCTGCTTATACCGTTTTCCTTCGTGATGGTCAAGGTCGGCACTCCAGCCTTAATGTTCATCACGTGACTAATGATATAAACTGGATTTTCAACATCCTTCAACGATTCAATGAGTAGGTTCAAGCCAAGAGGATCGGTACCCTCCAACACTTCATCAATCATCAGAAAATCCAATCCCCCATAGGGATTGGTAGCATTCAGCATCTCCTGAAAGGCCTGAATCATAGCAATCTCCACTCTGGCACGCTCACCGCCACTATACGACCAGAAACTCTTATACTCACCCTCACCGTTAATAACAAGCACCGTAATCTCACTCTTAACCTGACCCTTGGCGTTCACCTTAAAGCCGTCGATGGACACACGAAGCTCAGACTTCTGCCTTTCCAGGGACAGATTGGCCACATCCTGAATAACCTTTAACTGCCCACAGGCAAGTGACATTCTGAAGTCCTTAAACCGCTGACCCCACTGCTGAAGCTCCCCAAGCTCGCCCTCCGCCTTTTCAAGTTCCTTCTGAGCACGATCCAGCTTCTTCTCTGTCAAAGTTATCAGCCCCTTATAATCCTCGACCTTGGTCTGAATGCCATCCTCCATAAGCACAGCAATTCTTTGCTGTTCCTGCTGAATGTCCTTCCGCAGACTTTCAATGGTGGAGTTATTACGCCTAACAATTTCACTGCACTGACCCAATACGGCCTCCTTGGCATAGATAACACGCTCGGCGTCAGCCACCTGCCTACGCAATGTTGATATCTCAGCATCACGCCTGTTCATCGCTTCAGCAAGCTCCTTTTCCTTGCAATCATAGGTGGAAAGATCAGCCGCAAGCTCATCAAGCACCGCATTGACCTCCTCTATTGCACTACTGTGAGCATCCGCATCGTATGTTACAGTAGCTTTCTCATTCTCCAGTTCAGCAACAGAACGTTCCATATCATTAAGTAGGAATCTGTGATGGCAGTGTGGACACGTGACCACACCTGCAAGCATTCTGTTTAGTTCAGCCAACTTTCTGTTCGTTTCATCAAGTTGTCTATGTTCCTCACTGCGGAAGTTTCTGGCTTCAAAGGTGGCATTATCCAGCCCCTGACGCTCCTGCCTAATGGATTCCTTCTGCCGTTCAAGGCTGTTGTCGGCGACCATCGCTTCGAGTGACCGCTTCACCGTGTCCAGGCTTTCCCTCCTCTGCATGATATCGGCTTCAACTTCACCCCTGGATTTCTCCACTCGCCTACTGTCATCCTCACATGCCTGAATCTTCCGCCCATACTGCTCTATTCGCTCGTTAATCGTCGCCACCTGTTGCTCCAGCTCCTCATCAAGGTTACGGGACTGCTCATAAACCAACTGACTCTTGTAGGCGTTTAATTCGCCTTCAATAGAAAAGACCTTTCTCTGAGCCACATCACGCTTCTCAACATAGGGAACACTCCGCTCCTTTATGACATCATCAGCCGCCTCCAGTCGCTCCGCTTTCATAAAGCGATTGATCAAAGCGAGCTTGTCCGTGTTGGATGCGCTCAAAAATGACTTGTAGTTCTCCTTGTTCAGAATGTAGAAGGACTTCAAGTCCTCGGGTGTTATCGCTATCCAGTCCAGAATATACCTATTACCCTCCAGCACGGAAGCAAACTGCACAGGCTGTTCATTCAGGTACAGTTCCAGTGCTGCTGACCCTTTAACACGTATCCTCCTAAATATACGAAGTCGCTGACTACGCACTGGACAGAACACCGTCAGTTCAATCTCCGCTTCATCCTCACCCCACCTTATCAGATCTCTATCAAGTGTCTGTTTACGAAGTGGTGTAGCCATCAACGCATAGGAGATTCCTGCTTCCATCGTTGACTTTCCTGCACCGTTTGTCTCCTTACTGTCCTCCGTAAGGTTGCGCCCCTGTATAAGGATTGCCCCATTACGAAATGTGTGGTTCAATTCCTTAAAAGAAAGAAAATTCTTTAATCTTAACGTTTCCAGCCTCATAAGCCTAAATCTTTTCAGTCACCTTTGCTTCTATCTCCTGCATCAGTTCAAGATTGTCAGCAAGAAAAGCCCTTGCCCTTTCCGAACCCTGACCAATTAAGTCACCGTTATAACGAAAGAACGATCCTTTCTTGTCCACAACACCATATTCAACAGCAAGGTCAAGCACCTCGGACGCTCTGTCCACACCCTCACCAAAGCGAATATCAAACTCCGCCTTACGCAACGGTGGAGCAACCTTGTTCTTTTCCACACGCACCTTAACGTGAATAGCTGATTCCTCACCCTTGTCACCGATAACACCTGACTTGGCAATATCCAGAATCTGACTTGCATAAAAACCCAAACTCTTTCCTCCTGGGGTTGTCTTAGGCGAACCGTACATCACACCTATCTTTTCACGATACTGATTGATAAATAGAGCGATAATGTTGTTTCTTTTCAAGTCACCCACAATCCCTGGAAGCCACGCTGACATCAGGCGTGCCAGAACACCCATCTTGGCATCCCCCACCTCCGCTTCCAGATAACATCGTGGAAACATAGCGGCCACTGAATCCATAACGATGCCACCCACTGCATCAGACTTCGCTGATTCACGTATAATCTCCAGACATTCCTCAGCCGTTCCAGCCTGTGTGAGAATAAACTTCTGTGGTGAAATATCCACACCCAGTGCCTCAACATAGTCCATATCAATGGCGTTCTCTCTGTCCACATAGACAATCGCCTTGCCTGTCTGTCGCTGTATGCTCGCACAAGCTGTCAGAGCAAGCGTTGTCTTACCGCTGGATTCGTAGCCTCTAAGTTCCACTATCCTACCGAGTGGGTAGCCGCCACCCAGAGCCAAGTCAAGACCCATACTGCCTGATGATATGAAAGTTACCTCCTGTGAAGTGTTTCCAGCCACAATCTCCTTGCCGAACTTCTTCTGCAAGGTTGATACAAGTTCTTCTATTCCTGCCATTTCATTACCTCCTTTAATAATTCATAGCCCTTTACATAATCATAACCTTTTTCCTTACAAAATTCCTCAAATTTCTCTGCAATACTTGTTCCAGTCATAGCAACAATGTCCTGCTGTCTATCCACTTCATCCACATCAACGTCATCATACTTGACCTGCACACTTATACCGACGGCTGTAAACTTCTTACGATCAATCTTCTTCACCGCCTGTTGATCTCCCGTGAATGTAAGACGCAGATTCACCCCATCAACAGATGATTTAGAGAGTTCCACAAGTTCCTCCGAGGTGACTGTCCGTGCATCAATCACAATCTCCTTATAAGGCTTAAAAACCGACTTTATAAACTCAAAGGATAGATCATCATATAGAACAGTAAAACCCTTATCCTCATCCTCCCCAAAGTTATTCTGCTGAACGCTCGGTAGATGGAATATGTTCTTCGCTGGCTGCTGCCTATTATGATAGTGACCGAGAAAAACCTTTTCAAAGCCCTTAAACAGTAAAGCATTAATAGGTGACTCCACCTTATTGCCGTCATTGTTAATAGATCCCTGAATAGCCGTGTGACTGAATAAGACACACACTCCTGAAGGCGTGCATGACTGAAATTTTTCCAGATAGACATCCTGTCTGTAGAACGGCATAAACCAGAACCTCACGCCACCAAAATCCACCATATCAGGCGTTTCATAAAGATGGAAGTCAGGATGGTACTTGAATACTGTCAAAAAACTTTTGTCATCCCCATAGTCTGTCTTGTCGTGATTTCCAGGAATGCAGTGTACGGTCAACCCTGCAAGATGGTACATATTCAGAATGCTATCCATAAAGGTAAGAAGTTCCTGACTCTGGCTTGTTCTACTGTCAAACATATCACCAAGCCATATAATCGTGTCCACACCACGATCCTGAGCCAACTGAATCTCCTGCTTCGCAATATTCAAAATAGATTCCTTGTTGTCAGTCTTGAGATGCCAATCGGTGCTGATTATCACTAAAGGTTGTTTCATATAGGATTGGATTAAAAGAGGGATGGTATTGCTGCCACCCCTCAATCATACTTGCTGCGTCGTTACGATTTGTTCTGCTTGGCTCTCTCACGCATAGCCTTGATTCTTTCCAAGGCTGACTGTGCCGTTGCGTTGCCTGATGGCTGTGGAGCGGCTGCTGTCTGCGGCTGTGGTTCTGGAGCTGCTTCAGGTTCCGACTTCGGTTCCTCCACCTTTGGTGCTGCCTTTGGCTTCGGCTTTGCAGGAACTTCAGGCTTTGCGTCCCATCCAGGAACGTGGTCAAGGTCGTAACCGAGATCCTCCTTCTTGACTGCAAGAGCATAGGTGGAATCAAGGTCATCACCAAGGTCATCAGCGGTGATGTCCTCATACTCGTTGCCGTACTGCCTAACGAACTCCTCGTTGATTACTTTCAACTTCTGCTCCAGTGTCGGCTCCTCTGGAGCGACCTTTTTAGCCGCCGACTTCTTTACAACAGACTTCGGCTTCGCTGAAGCTTCCTCCTGAGAGGCTGGTGCTGTCTTTGGCTGTGGTGCTGCATTGGTTTCCTCCTCTGAACCCCACTTCTTGGAAAGCTCGGCTTCGGCTTTCTCTATGTAGTCCAGATAGTCCTCATCTGCGAAAATATTGTAGCCGTTATTCTGATCAAACCTCTTCAGGCCGTCCAGTGCATACTCGAAGTCCTTCTTGCGATAGGAGCCGACATACAGGCTCTTCAGGGAAGGAAGCTTGAGAAGATCCTCCAACACCCTGTCAGGAACGGCATACTTCTCAAAGTACTGATCCCAGGACATTGTACGAGGGAGCGGCAATGCCTTGAGCACCTCAACCGTCTTGCCATTCTCATCCTTTTCACGTGACCACTGAATAGGATATCCAGTTGTAGGGTCACTGAAAATGTCGATTGCGGCTGTGTCATCCTGAGCACACATCTCGGCGGATTCCTTGTTAAGAGCTTCCATCTGCTTCGGCTTCAGGCTGTCTCTGTAGATCTGACCGTTGATAAGCGCATAGTAAACATATTCCAGCTGTGGACGAATTCCTGACACCCACTGCTTGCCCATACGATACCCAGTTATTGGATTAAGGAAGCGACTACGCTCGTCCTTGTCCTGATACTGCTCCGCAAGGGCATAGACCCTCTTGATGTACTCATCAATGATGTCATACTTTGACCCTGCGTGAAGTGTGGCGATGAAGATCTTCTTCTTGGCAATCTTCTTGCCGATAACCACACCGTCCTTTCTGTCCTCAACCTCACACTCAAGCATTGAGGTCATCATAGGAACATAGGGGCTGTCTCCAGGCTCGTGTGCCGGAAGCACCCTCTTGACGGTCACGCCCTCCACATTCTTGAAGAACGGTGCATAGTCACTGTTTCCACCATAAAAGGTGTCGTACTGCTTCGTCTCGGTGACAGTCGAATTCACCGTCGACAGGGGAGTAGCCCTAAATCTGTCTCTGTTAAAACTTGCCATAATTCGTTGTTATGAATTTGTTGATAAATAAACGGTTTCTACTGATTGTAAGTGCTTTCATAACCCTGTTTCTTAATGATTACACTGCAAAGGTAGTCATTATTCTGGAATATCCAAGGAACTTTTCAAGAATTTTCTCAAAATCCTTTCTTACGTATTAGGAAGGAGTTCACCTCACCCTCCACAAGCTCCTGCAAAAACTCCGCTGGAGTGACAGGCTTCAGGAGGTTGTTCAGCTTGCGGCTCTTGTCCTGCACTGACCACTGTAACGTGTCCAGAATGGCGAAGTTCTTCTGGGCTTCTATAAGTTCACAGGACAGCTGCTGATAGTCCTCATCAAGGAGAATAACCTCCTCAAGAGCCTTTTCTGACATCTTTATCTCATCATTGTCAAAGAAGAACTTACCACCGTTCTTCTGCGCCTGTCTGCGATAGAATTTCTTCCTGTCGGCCTCATAGATGTCCTTCTCCAGTTTCTTCTCAGCCACAGCCTTCTCGGCTTCCGCTCTCAGAAGACCCACCTTATTGAGAAGAGCGCTCACGGTGACGGCCTCCCCGAACAGATTCTGATAGTCAATACTTGTCAGGCGGTCTATGTCTATTCGACCGTCAAAGCCGTTTGTCTCCAGTTCCACCGGAACATTCGCAAAGTGTGTTGTGATTATCATAATTCGTGTGTGTTAGTTATAACTTAAATGTCACAATGGATGTCTCCATATCAGCACGCAAGGCGTTTTTGTCATTCCGTGCGTCATAGTAGAGCGTTGCATTCAAAAGCACGATATTATCCTTGCTTGCAGCAATCTCCTCCTGAAGTCGCTCATATTCCGTCTGGAACACAACCAAGTCCAGAAACTCATAGTTGTTCTCCAGTGTTATACGGCATAGAATGTCTCCTTTCTTGGTCTTCTTCAGGTCTATCGCTGACACATACCCACCAACAATAACATACCCCCTATTAGGACGATATTCCACGTCACTGCATTCCTCAAAGGTGTGATACTCATAGTCAACAGGAAAAAACTGCTTCACCTTATCATAAAGACCTGCATAATCGAAAAACGCAAGCCCTGAAAGTTTCTTTTGCATAAGCTGCCACCACCAAGCATCATTCCTGTGAATGTCAAACCCTGTTATAATAGGATCGGCCTCATTCAACTTGTTTTTTGTGGAAGCCAGATAGGATATCAACAGTTCCACCCTCTGAGAGGCATCAGTGATGTTCTCCACGTCATCAAATGCCCCTGCGAGAATAAGATTCTGCACAACCCTCGTGTTCACGGCTGACCCTTTCCACTTATGTCGTGTCACAAAGTCATCCAAAGACCAATACCTACCATTCTCATCACGTTCCTTGAGTATCTGTGTAGCCGCCTTTTCAGCCACCTGCTTGACGCCTGTGACAGACCAATAGAGCGTTCTGGCCGCAAAGTCGATATACACGCCTGTTCCCGACAGATTGATATCCACAGGCCTCACCATACAGACACCTGTCTTGTTAATCTCAGCAATATAGCGAGGGTAGTCCTCCGTCATCGCTTCCTTGAACGCAACACTCCAGTATTCTATCGGATAGTGAACTTTCATCCACTGCGAAATATAGCCTGTAAGAGCATAGGCGACAGCATGAGAACGATTAAACAAATAGGAAGAAGCCTTATCAAGAGCGTCCCACACATTCTCCGCATATTCCTTTGTCACACCCCACTTCTGCACATAGAAATCCACGAATCTCGGATGATACTGTGCAAGAGCTTCATACTTCTTCTTCACCATCGCCTTTCGTACGTCATCGGCTTCAACCAAGGACAGACCTCCAAGAGTACGAGTGAGTTCCATTACTTCCTCCTGGTACACTACAAGACCATATGTGGTTTTCAAGGCTTCCTCTGAACCAACCCAATAACTCACAGGAGCACCCTCCTTACGCTTGACATACTCCGTATGGAAGCCGTTCTCCATTGCCCCAGGACGATACAAAGCAATAGCTGCAATCAAGTCCTCTATGTTTTCAGGCTTCATCTCCTTACAGTAACCTGTCAAGCCACGAGAGCCGAAGTGAAAATTATCCTCCGTCCAGCCGTTCTGAAAATAGCGGTAAACCTCTGGGTCATCAAGCGGTACATTAAAAATGTCAACATCAACACCCTCGTTCTCCTTGACAAGACGCACCATATTCTGAAACTTATCCAGCTGCTTAATACCCAGAATATCATTCTTCAAGAATCCAGCACCGTCCATCTCGCCACCCTCCCACTCTGTCACATACTCTCCGTTCTGCTTACGAATAGGTGTCCAGTGAAACATATCATGTTCCTTTGGAAATATCATAGTGGCACAGGCGTGAACTGAACGTGCCTTGGGGGCTGGCATAATCAGCATCACCTCATTCACCAAGTCAGGATGCTCTCTAACAAATTTCTTCACACGTGGCTGCGCACAGGCTATCCTGAACAAGTCCTCAGGCTTACGATCATCCACGGCAAAGAGCTTCATCATATCATTCACCTCCTGAAACTCCAGCCCATACACACGAGACATGTCCTTGATGGCCGCTCTCAGCTGCAAGGCGGAGTAAGTACCCACGGAACAGACATTAACTTCTCCGAAACGCTGTTCCATATACTCTTTGACTTTTCCTCGGTCTTCTCCAGGAAAATCGACATCCACATCGGGAAGACTTTTCTTCACACGACCCTCGTTAAGGAACCTCTCGAATAGGAGATTGTATCCTATCGGATCCAGCTTTGTAATCGCCAAGAGATACGAGACAAGACATCCTCCAGCCGAACCACGACTGATACCTGTCATAATGCCGTTACGGTGACACCAATTGATGATATCCCTTGTAATCAGAAAGTAATCAATGGTATCTCCCAATTTTATTACACCAACCTCTCTATCAATACGCTCCATTACAACATCCTCACCGTACTGCTCTATCAGTTCAGGATGTCGCTGAAGCCCCTCATCAATAAGACCCCAGAACATATCCTCATTGGTGGTGTACTTGGCTGCTTCCTCCTCCGTCATAATATAGCGTGGAAGATGACGCTTTGTCGTGTCAACCGTGAAGTCAATGCTGTCAGCAATGTCCATAAGCCTTTCGAGAGCATCCAAAAAATCCTGATACGCAAGCCCCAAACCGTCATCCGTGTTAGGAAACATATCCGCAAGTTGACAGAATAGCACGTCATTCGGCTTAAACCACTGATCATCACTATCATAAAAGTTGGATCCTCCTATGCTTGCAAGTCTCGACCGAATACAGCTATACTCCTCGTCCAGATACCAAGCGTCAGCCATAGGAAGAGCAAGCATACCGCTGTGATAAAACTTCCTCAGGTTTTTCAGATAAACCTCATCACGAGATTCTTCCACATATCTAACAGGGTCAAGTTGATAATAATCCATTTTTAGGCCGATTTCAGCGAACCTGTCATAGTCAGTCGTCTTGGGGTCTGCAACCACCACCAATCCTTCCGCATTTCGGCTTATTTCCTCCCTAAACTGGTCAATAGGAATATACCCAGGATTATCACAGTTAATGGCTTCCGACATAGTGAGGATGCTCTGCCAACCCACCTCATTCCTGACAAACACCTTGGCCGTGAATCTAAAGTCCTTGACAATATCATATACAGTGCATTCCATCCCGATAACAGGCTTCAGGCCGTTCTTCTGACATTCCACCTGAAATTTCAGGGCACCCGACAAAGTATTCTTTTCACAGATGCCAAGTGTAGTAACACCGTAGAACTTCGCCTTTGCACACCAATCAGCATACGTCCCGGAGCCCGACATAATCTCATACTGACCATGGACACCCATAAAGACAGGTGTTGGAATCTCCTGCACCGCTTCTCCAAGGTACTTCAGGCGCTTCAACTTAACCTTGTCTCTGTCATCCCTTGGAAGCATATACCACACCCCTCCAAACTTGTAGGCATAGAAGTCACACTGTGTGTCCACTGTTTTCTCAGTGGAGGTGTATCTCGCTAAATTGGCCGGAATGCCTGTAAACCTGAAGTCATCGTCAAACAATGCACCATCATTGTCAGGCTTATAGAGTTCGAATGTCCTACCATCTATTTCATACACATAAGGACTGACCTCCGTGTATGACATCAGGTTCCTCCGTAGATACTGTTCAAATTCCTGTCTCATACCATTGTGTCTATCAGTTCAGTGATATCATCACCATCCTTGTATTTACCTGTATGCAACACGGCCTGTGCAAGTGCCTCACTGACATGACTGCTTGTCGCATCATAACTCGACGAGTGATAGTCACAGAATATAAAGTGCAAGGACGGATTCATAAAGCTATCCAGATTGGCTGCTACATCGCTAAAGAGTTCAAATATGCTCCGAGCCTCGCACTTGAATCGCACTGACCCTATAAGCACCCGAACACCCCTCACACATAGATCAGAGCGAAACGCCTGATATGCTATTCGTGAGCATAAGGACTGTGTCGTATATCTCGCCCACACGTCCTGACCTGCAATACACTTCGTGGACTCTCCCACATTACGCAATATATCACGTCCAGTGAAAGAATTCACCACCGCCCCATTATGAACTGTCACACAGGCCACGTTCTCCTTCCAGTCACGATATTCCTGCGAATTCACATCACCAAAGTTAGCACTATACCCCAAAAGCTGACGTGTTAAATCTCGAATACCATCTGAAAAGTCAGCGGTAATGACAACCTGACCGACACCATTGTATTCTCTCTTCATCTGTTCAAGCCGATAGCTCTTGCCGGAGCCAATCACCCCGACAAAGGCATATATCTCAACTGGGATTCTTTCATCCATAACTACGCTATATATTTGCACATAAAATCAAAGATGGGAAGCCACTTTCTATCCTGCCCACAAAGACCATAGATGAGCTTCTTACAGTTATCTATAACAGCCTTATTTCCAGTCGTGGTGTTACCAAGTGCCTCCTCCTGCTTGCAGAAAATCCACAAATCAAGATAGTCACACGCCTTAAAGAGAATGCACTGCTCCTCCGTCATGGCAGACTTTATGGCTTCATCAGAATAATGATTCAAAACAGTGTCATAATCACAGACCTCCTTCTCTATCGTCGCCCACGCACTTGATGTCTTCTCTGTCAAATTCTTAACAACAAAGTTCAAATCCCCTGTAAATGCTTCAAGATAGTCGTGCATAAGCACCTTATCCCACACATTTATATCATAGGAGACATCACAGGCGGAAGCAAACCACCTGAAAAGCATACCGACTACAAAGCTGTGCTCAAGAATATTATAACTTCTGTGGTGAGGAACGTTTGGAAGTCTCTGTATCTGTTTCATCTGAAGTAGATAGTCAATCTTTTTGTAGTTCATAACGAAATCATTTTTATTTAGTTAAACTCTTGCAGCCGTGAGAAGTCTCGAACTTCTTCCTTACCTATCACAGGCTTCCCGACCAGAGGTTGCACGGCTGTTCTTATGGTTTCTACAAAGTAACTTCAGACAAATAACTTTTTCAGATACGGATTGTCAAATGTCACGGTCGTGTCCTTTGACCACTTACAATAAATAACCTTTGCCCAGTCCCTAAACATCGGCTCATCCCAAAACTTGGCTTCTATCTCATCCAGGGCTTCATCATTACTGTACGGCAAATCATCAGCACCACGCATTCCACGCTCGAATTGAGACAACAGGCCTATTTGAGCATCAAAGTCCTCCAATGTTTGATAAGTGTGCTTGTAGCCTCTCCAGCCACTGCAATCCGAGAATCTGTACCAATCCGACCACATCTCAACACCTCGTAGCGTCTTAATGGCCGTAATTATGCTCTGAAGCATAGGAAGTGACCCCTCATAGATGTGCAGATTGTCCACCTTATGAAAGTACACACCGACAGGCACACCGACCATCGCTGCTACATACTCCTGCATCAAAGTGAAATTAAAGACATTGACAGCACTGAAGCCCCAGAACAGGTCATTGCTCCTCATATCCACATAACAGTTCATCCTACCGTTCACAATCATAAAGTGGATGGAGCGTGTGCAAGGAGTGTCCTTCGTCTTAAGAATTTCCTTACCACTGAAGTCATCAGCAATAGGATCGTGAATCGTAATGACGGCCTCCCTCGTGGTTAGATCCTGCTTAAACTTGTCAACCACAAATTTCAACTGATCCACAACGGCAACCGTACCATTCCCATATCTGGAATCATACTGCTGCTTCATCCAGTATAGCGATGAACCCTCTTCAAATCGAACACCTTTCTTCCACAGATGACCACCAAAGGCACGAATCCTCGGACCGTATCCTGCACGCATTGTCTCACCGTCATCGGAGAACGTCAACAGGTTCTTGACATAGGCTGACGGCATTTCAAGCGAGTTGTCACCTCTGGCAATCCAGAGTGATTCAATCCACCCCAACGTCTTGTTCCACTTGCGCTCCGGAACAAAGACATATCTATTCAGTGGATCCTCTATCTTTATAAGAACTGCTTCCGGAAATTCCAGACATATATTTCCTGCTGGATTCGTTCCCCTCTTTGTCCACACGCCATTGGCATTAAGACTTAATGATAGGCCAACAAGTGCCTGACTAAGATTATCAAATTCAAAATACATAATCGTTTTTATTTATAAGTTTCTATCTGCCCTTTTAACGGCATCTTAACATTCCATTTCCTCGGAAACATATAAGGAATTTCTGATTTTGGTGTGGTGTAAAGATTTTTCATCCTACCTTTAGTATTCTTCTTAAACTGCACACCCATACATTTAGCATACTTTGATAGCTCACAAAAACAATTTTGAATGTTCGTCAGTGTAGGCACTGGCTCCCACGGCAATGGATTCCAAATCATACCTGAATCCTGACAGAACTTTGTCATCAGTTCCTCAAAGTGTTCCTGCGTCCACCTGATAACGACTTCACTGTCATCTCTATGATCCCCCTTAAATGCAAATTGAATCCCCCTTTTACTTCCAGGACCGACAGCCACAAAGTCATTCTCAGTAAAGTTGTATAAAGGGGAATAATTCAGGTCAAGACAATACTGCTGTGACATGAAATCGCTGAATGGTTCAAGCCCCTTAAACATACCAAAAAGCTCTTCAAAACTTGCAGCATTGAGAAAAGCATCAATCTTACCATTATCAAAAATTCGACGCTTAAACACCTCAAAATATCCACGATGTTTTGAAGTCCCACGAATATTAGCATACTCCGGAAGAGAATAAAACCACCCTGTCAACATAAAAGCATTAGAATAGATGGTGATGTCCTGCCTACTCCTATCATCCAGAAAACGTGCAATGTTCTCCCATCCGGTGTCGTATGTAATATCACCAAACTCCTCAATCAGGGCATCCCACGTGTCAGGAAGATTAAAGTGCTTATAAAGTAGAATGCGAAAAAACATATCCTCCGGAGAATACTGCTTACCATTATAGATAACGGTACGAAGCATATACTGACTTGACCTATCCAGCACCCGATATACGTTCGTGAACTTATACTGCTGTAATATCTCATCATCAGTCCATGGATATTGCTCTCCATTATACCGCTTCCAGAATATGTTCATTCGTTCACAGCACCAATAGAAGAGGTATGTCAAATTGTCATTTGAAACTATTTTACCCATCTACCAATGTTTTCATAGGAATTCTGCTCAATATAACCACCACCCTCCACAAACTGCCTGAACTCATCACACAACTCGTCAAGACCGAAATACTGCATAATGCTTACACCGAGATCCCATGCCTCAACATCAAAAAGATTGTACTTAATGACAATGTCCGCTCCTGCTGCATTCAAGTCCTTCGCTTCCGCAACAGTCTGAGTATAGTCTGACTCAAACCCCTTGCGCTTCCGCCACATAGCGTCGCTTTTCGGAGCCCTGCCCGAGCGATACTCTATTCTCCTGATATAGTCATCATACTGCTCCAACTTAAATGTATAGATAAGATACAGAATATTCAAAAATTCATACTCCGCACATATCTCCATTGGACGCAATCGCCACGTCACGGATGTTCCAGCACCCTCAAGAACAACATTCAACTTCTGCTGACCAGCCCACTTCAAGAAATAGGAAAGACCCTCAGCCGTATGCAATCGCCCTGTGACAGCGTCCAGACCCTGCCATCTACGAACTCCATTATCATTATAGAACTTTCCCAGAAAAAGCATATTCAACTCCTCTGAATACAAGCCTATCTCCTGTGTCTGTCCAAGTATATTCACAAACTGATATGGCTTCAGTTTCATTCCAATGCTTTCCAAGAAATCAAGGAAGCAATAAACCCTTGTGGATTTACCGCTTCCACTGATTCCCTTGATAAGAATTATAGTTCCTGAATCCGTAACCATAAATCCCGACTATTTTACAAGTTCCACAGAAGTAACACGTTTCTTGACAGGCTTGCCACCTCCGATCTTAACCATACACTTCTCCTTGCCGTCAGTGCTACGATAGACACGAATAACAGAGCCTTCCTCGTTACCCACCTTTACAGTAGAGCCTACTTTCAACCCTGGAACCTCAGTAGATTCTTCAAGATTCTCCCTCTTGCCCTCATGCAGATTAGTCGTTGAACGTTTCTTCTTGCGCTCCTCACGCATATTCTTGTCACCCTTTGATGGTGTCTTACGACTGGCCTGACGCTCGTCGAACTTCTTCTCCGCTGCATCAAGACGAGCGACTTCCTCAGGAGTAAGCTCAGAACTGATAGGTTCTTCCTTCTTAGGGGCTGACTTCTCCTCTTCCTCAGGAAAAAGTGTCGGCTCCTCCGAAGCTTGCTGTGCTTCTGGCTGTTCAGACTGCGGGAGTTCCTGCAACTTGGCAAGATATTCCGAAGCCACTTTCTTTTCCAGTTCGGTGGAAGTCTCTGATTCAATGATTTCTGACAGCTTGGCAGCGTCATTCTTAAACTTGCGGATTTTCATCCTTACGGACAATTCTTTCTGTTCCATAATCGTTTTTGATTTAGTTGTTAAAATTTCACAGTGCAAATATAGTCACTTATCTTAGATATCCAAGGAATATTCTTGAAAATTTCTATTTCACGCCTGTATGACCGAAGCCTCCTTCACCGCGATCAGTTAGACCAAGTGCTTCAATAGAGCCAACACCCTCAAACCAAACCTTTTCCACTTTCTGAAAAACAAGCTGTGCAATGCGATCCCCTCTGTGAATCACAAAGTCCTCGTCACCCAGATTAGCCAAAGGAACACCAATAATTCCTCTATAATCACTGTCAATGGTTCCTGGAGAAAGCACGATGACACCATTCTTCACTGTAAGCCCTGAACGAGAACGAACCTGTGCTTCATAATTCTGAGGAATAGCCATTCGCAGACCTGTTGAAATCAACATTCGCTGCATTGGATGAAGCACAATATCCTCACCGATGTCAGCCCTAAGATCCACGCCTGACGCATCCAAACTCTTATATTCTGGAAAATACTTCGGCTCCAGAAACTTACTTTCATTAAAAATCCTTACCTTAATCATCTTTTATTTGTCTTTTTAGTAAAACGTTATTCCCAGTCATAATCGTTCACAAGAGATATCTCATCATAACTCATTGCAAAACAGCCATCAAGCACCTGAACTGTCCTTGTCGAAGGATTATTGCTTACAACAGTATAAGGCTCACCGTTATACATTATCACAGCTCCACGATAGAGAAGATACCAAGCGTCATAATTACCCTGCACACGCCTCTGTTCACTATCCTTATAGGAAAAATTTGGAAGCCCACACTTATTCCAGAAATGCTCATTCACAAACTTCTCTACACCTGTATCAAACATTGTAGAAATGCCAAACTTCATGCCGAGTGCCTGAATCTTTTCCTTCTTCTTTACAGCCATATCTCTGGAGAGCTTTATGTACTTCATCTTACGATACACAAGTGATCTCAACTTGTGTGTAAGATACTCCATTTCCAACTTGTAAATAAATTCCTCCTGAGACCTAATCATTTCCTTACTCATACCTCAAATCTTCATTTCAAGCCTATTATAAGAGAATGTTAAAGGATCACACGCTGACTCCAACACCTCCATCAGATAGTCTATGTCTATGTTTCCAGGATCAACACCTCTGCGTCGTATAGCCGCCACCATCACAATATCAAACAACTCCCTCATCCGCAAGGCCGCTTCACGGCTTTCGTCTATTGTCCCATCATCATACAAAAGTACTATATTCCTAACTTTTTTCCTCAACAATGACTCTATCTGTCCCTTTCCGATGCTATTACCGAATGTAAAACAGCACTTGACATCATTCACATCAGCAAGCCCAAGAATATTCGTGATATTAATCATATCAAAAATGCCTTCTACCAGAATCACTGTCTGTGTAACACCCTCAACAAGTTGATCATAACCACCAAGCAAGTCCTGAAAATTACTTTCTGAATTCCTATACCGAAGCACGAGCTCAGCCTTATGCTGCTTGTAAAGTTCCAGATTCTCCTTGTGCCATTCCTTTGAATAACGACTTCTCGCCCACCAAGCCACACACACACCGTTCATTTTCATCTTAAACACAATATAGTTTCTCAACTTCGGCTCCAACGGTGTATTTGTGTAGGATGGTTCAAATAGCCTATAGTGATAGTCATTGAACCCCCTACTTTCAAGATACTCATCCCCCACAAGTGGTTTCAGTCGCAATGGAAGCACAACAGGCTGCAACTCCAAAGGCTGCAACTCCATAGAAGTCATCCACTGTGATTCCTCCGTCTGCTCCTCACCTATCCTTGGGCACACTTCATCAGGCTTGGCCGTATATGTAACCCTCGCAAGATCCGTTCTACCTATCTTTTTAAGAAATTCATACAAAGAAGTCTTACGTGGACACTTCCAGCAATGAAATGTCGCCCCTCCAGTGTCATTAAATATAACACCCCATTTTCCGGGCTTACCACAAAACGGACAGGCCATCTCCTTGTTCGATAACCACCCCTGAGAACCGAACGGAACAAGCCCAAGCTCGTCAATAATATTCTCCTTATCGTATTTCATCATACACCCCTCTTCTGCGGCACTTTCTTCTTCTCAACATTCTGAGTCACAAACACACCGCGTGACACCTCAACCGTCTTTGTCTCCGTCTGTCTGCCATCACTTGTGCGTCTTCTGCGTGTAGGAGCACCATCCATCTTCAGCATAGCGTTCATATCAAGTACCTGTTCCTCCTTTACGGAACGTTTTAAGTCGTAAAAGAAGCCGTTCTCATAGTTGGTCGGTATCTTCACAATTATTCCGTTATTTCGGTAATTTCGAAGCTTATCACAGAATATACGCATAACGTTCTGAGCACCCTCCTCATTGGTTACATTACCTGTAAACACAAAGGAAAACGGCTTGACCAGTGTTCTATCACCCTCCGTGTGCTGACGTGTTATGACACGAGATGGATCGTTCCACAGTTCCATCGGAACATCACAGGTCTGAGTGGCTGTCATCACGACACAATCATACTTCGTGGCAACATCCTTTAGTCGCTGTGCGCACTTCTGTAGTCTATACTTAATAAAGTTAGGATCATAGTCTATCTTGCTGTTCTGACCTGTAAGCAAAAGATCAATGGAATCAACTGTTATCAGGTCAGGATAATAGCCATACTCCAGATAATAATCCTCCACCACCTTAACAATGTCAGCTATCGTCATTTCCATCATCTCCTCGGAAGCATACACGTCTATATCAGAATTCACCGTAATAGCCCTTCTAATAAGTGACTGCACACGCTTTTGAGTGTCAGCCGTAATATCACCTCGCAAGACCTTTGCATAGGTGGTCTGTGCAAGCATCTGATCAAACTTCACCACTGCCTCCTGCTCACCACCCTCCAGCTGTATGTGAAGACAGTGATTATGTGATATTGACGTATTGTACCAAGCATGATATTTCAAGGCCGTGGATTTTCCCACTCCGGAACGCATAATCCAGAGAACAGTGTCCTGTCGAGGAACACCACCGTCAGTCAAATCATCCAAAGACGTGATGCCAAAAGGAATCTTTGGACGCTTAACCTCATCATCCTGCTTCTGCTGTGCAATCGCTATGTTACGCACAAAATCCCTATATATCCTGGAGAATTTCCCCTTTGCACCCTGCTCCAAAGAAAAGGACAATATCTCAGGCATCCTGCGCCCCAACAAATCCATCGCTTCGTCAGGCTTACCCTCATTATACATATCACTCACTTCATGCTGCACAGCCACAAATGTCTGCCGACGAATGAATGTTTCCAACTGCTTAACCATCCCATCATAGGGAGGAACAGGCATATTCTTAATTTCAGAAATCTTCTTAGCCACCTCCTCACTCTTCGGAAAGGCCATCTCAACCATTCCCAAGGTGGCAAATATTCCATTACGATAGTTATCAGCCAGTACCTTGAGCATTGCCTTACACGCACCAAGCTCGCGAGGAAAATTGCTTACATTAACATTCTCAACCACAAGCCCTGCGAATGTCTTGTTGGAATATGCAAGCCGAAGCATTTCTTCAACAAATGTTGGACTCAACACCGCATCAAATTTCTTTGTCTGCATACAAAATCATTTCTTCTTTGTTATACTGCATCGACCTTAATCTGAAGAGCCGATTCACGTAATCTATTTATTGCCATAAACGAGGAAGATACTGTGTCATCGTGACCGCTAATGGATTCCAGTGTGCCCCTATCTGGTCTAAATGCGATAGATGTAAACTCCCCAAACATAGTGTCTATCCTCTGTCGTGTGTCAATATGATATGGACATCGTATATCACCTCTCTCAAATAAAGCCGCAAGTGACGCCCACCCTGTTCGCAAGTCCTTCTTGTTTCCTGAAGTAGTGGTAAACGGATATATATTTTTGATTCCTCTCTGCACACACATATCAGCAAGAATGGACTGAAAACCGTTATTCTCCACCACAATCTCATTCGGCTTAAACACCGTGTTCAAGTACTCTATCTTGTTTATCTGCTCATTATGTGACAAACCTTTTTCCCGATAGATGTACAAAAGATAATAGGAACCATTCAAGTCCTTTCCCCATACTGTGTAACAGGTATAGTCAGCACCAACATTTCCTGACACGGCAAAATCACACCCTACAACCACTCTGGACAGCTTGAATGGAAACGATTCAATATTATCTACAAGTCGCACATTCTCCATTCCTATTGTGCTTCGCATCAATATCTCCATAGGAAAAATGGTGGAATCGTCAGAAATAGGAACGACAAGATACTCACGGCTGAACACCAGTGTACCCACGGACTTCTTTTCCTCCATTAACTTATCAAATGTAAATCTATCAGGAGCAAGAAGCCTGCCATCTGGAAATATAGCTGGGTACTCAAACACCATAAATTTAGGATCCTGCTTTAGATCATAATAAAGGTCTTTCTCCGAATAGGGGGTTCCATCCACGATATTATAGCCATACGGCTCTACAATAGGTGTGATCGCACCCTTAAACAAGTCCTTTAATTTTTCCCTCTGTTCAAGAGAATAAATGGAACTTTCATCAGGCAAGTCATCTGAAACAGATGCCCCAACATGAAGACCTCGAATAAAGCCGTCCTTTCCTCTAAGGTGCAATTTAGTTCCATTTTCACATTCAAAGCCAGTAGCACCAAGAGACGCCTTACCATTGGGATTCAATACTGCCGTAAGAGCCTCATTTGAATGAATTTCCTCCTTAACCTTATCCAAATGCTCCTTACCGAGTGTCTCCGTGTTGGTTATAACACACGTTTCCTTTCTATTCCTGTTGTCCGGAATATCAGGCTTCATAAAATTAGGCCTACGATAAGACCACATTCTCCAAAGAGGAAATGCCATACAAAATTCATACGAATTATGAACAACAGTATTATCCTCCAAAAGAAACTTATGATCACCATCACAGGCAAAACCATAATAGGATCCATCACCATACGATTCAACCATTATAGGAGAATATTCCAATATAGGCCTGTCACTCGAAAATACTCTGTACCCCCTAAATCTATTCTGTTTTTCTTGAGGATATTTCAGAAAATTTCCCATCGGAACCTCAACATAGTGTTTTCTCTTTGTATCCCATAGACAGAGGATGTGGAATCTATTCACGGTGTAGGAAATACCGTTCTCTTGATGTACCGTAAACATCTGTGACCGACCTATATGTCGAGTAAGAACCTTTCTCGGGGTAAAGTCCATACCCATCACTTCCATCCCAGGATAGATATCCTCCACATTCTTCACTGTCCAGTCAGCCATCAAGATGTGAGTTCCAGCCAGAAAGCACTTTCCATGAGAACGAGCCGCAAGATAAGCACTATTCGGGTACAGTTGAATCATATTACCCCACTCAAGATTTCTCCACCCCTGTCTAAAATTAGGAAGCATTGTAGTCTTGAAGTAGTTATATGACATTATCTTCAAGGAATCATTCATGCTCTCAGTAAGCTGATCCACATAGGATAGACGTTCAGTTTCCAACGTGGTGTTCAACTTCAAGACATTTTCCGTCTGCCTAAACATTTCCGACAGTAAGGCATCCTGATCCTCCTTATAAACTTCCATCAACTGATTTACCGCCTTTATTGGAAGATCCTGAATGATTCTTGTTGTAGTGTCTATAATACTATCCAGCTGCCGAAAAGAAAGACTGTTATTCTCGTTAAACTCAATCATCACTACACAAGTTGAAAGGTCTCTCTAAAGGAAGACGGCTTCATTCTTGGAATCGCAACGCTCGAACCCTCTCCGGAGCCACGCATATAGGAAATGTATTTCAAAAGCAACAGGGCATTCGCCTTTGTATCGGCGAGCGCACGATGAGCGTCAACCAAGTCAACACCCTCCATACGACAGCATGTTCCAAGCTTGTAGTTTTCCTGCTCCTTGGCGCGATACCAAGCCAATTTCATGGTGTCCTCCACGAACGTAACATAGTTCCAGATGCTATCACCACAGAACTCAAACATATTAATGAGAAAAGGCATATCAAACGGCTGAAAATTATGTCCTGCAAGTACCGCTCCTATACGAGGATTCTTATACTTCTTAAACAACATGACCATCTCCTTATAGATGTTCTTCAGGTCATCACCGCTTTTCTGCAACTGTTCAACCGTAAGACCATTGACCTCAAGTGCCTTGGAGTCATACTCAAGATTGTCCTTATAGGGTCTAAAAAGTGTACTCCATTCCTCCACCACTTTCATTTCCTGAATATCTATAACGACAAAGGCAAATTCACATAGTGCAATGTCATAGAAAGCCTGTTTGTCCTTATTGGGAAGCCCTCCAGTCTCACTATCACCAACAATTATGTACCTAATCGTGGAATTCATAACAAAATCATTTTTAGTTTTTCATTAATAATAACGTGTCAAAATCCTCATCACGCACGTCAACATCGTCATAAACAAGCTCCAGTTCTATAACAGGATTGTTCTCCGCCTTTAGTCCTGCACCAAAGTCATTGATAACAATAGTAGGCTCACCCTCAACTGTCTCACTCTTACGGAACATAATGATAAAGCCCTTGGAAAGAATCTGGCCTGTCCTGTCCCTAAAGTGCATCATCCTTCTACTCATAGTGGACAGCACTGACAGCAACTCACCAAGCAGACGAAGAATCATCTCCGTGGACACCACCTGCTGCTGAAGAATAATCTTATCAACCTCTGCTGACACGGAACTTACTCCCATTACATCAGCCAATAATTTCAACTTAACGAGAATCTCTTTCATAATTAAATCCAAATTCGTGTCGTGAATGACACTCCAGACATAACAACTCTATATTATCCTTGCAAAGCCGCAAGTCAGGTCTCGCCCCCTTGGAATGAATATGACTGAAATAACCTGCTCGCATAGGGGAGGGAAGCTGTCGGCCACAGTGTGAACAAATGTGTGGTCGCTCCGCCCATATCTCCTTAAAAAGCTCCGCCTCCCCAGTACGCTTTTTCCGTGCTCGCTCCGGAAACTTCATCGTCGTAAACTTATATTCAAACCGTGACAGACCATTATGCAGTCGCCTATAATTACAACCACTACACAAACAGTGCGTCCTATTGACTATCACTGTTTCACGCCCACACTTACGACAAACTCCTTTTACACTCATATCATTTTCCTCCATAAAGAATATCACAGTCCAGCACAAAGGGGCACGACATACAGATTCTACTGGAATCGTCATAGGGGTTCTCATACTTCAAACCACAATAATTCGGCCCAGATATACGAGACATTCTCAGCCTTTCCGCTTCCAACACACTCTGTGCAACATTTTTATAATTTACATTCCTCAGTGGATTCTCTATATGGTGTTCCTTTGCCCATTCAAGAGCATGATACCTTGCTCCATCATCATAGGAGTTCCACCGTTCCCACGCTTCCTTACCCATAAACCAAGCTGGAAGAGGTCGCAACTTTTGATCCTGAAAATTATAGATATAAAACTGAAAAACCAGAAAATCCCAAATAAACTGTACCCCTGCTGTATCAGGAAGGCTTTCTATAAAAGAAATAACCGTCTTTTGATGAGACGGTTTTTCCCACTTTATGGAACGTGGCATCTTCTTCACACTTCGTTGAAGATAGTCATATAGTGTCAGAACAATGTTCTGATAGATATCTGTGTCATACAGCATAACGAAATCATTTCTAACTTAATCAGACTGACTAACCTTTCCAGTCAACCACTATATCAACGGCTTCCTCGGTTAGTCGTTCCACCGCCACATAGCGTCTTCCGGTAGGGTCTGTCGGATCAGGCTTGCAGACATTGTCATACTGCTCTCTTGCCTTGGTCTTGTCAATTTCACGACATATCCAAATACCGACCTCCTGTCCAGAATTAAGAATTTCAGCGACATCAAGAACCACACCATCTGACATGTCTACAAACTGTGCAGCAAATGGCCTACTCTGTGCAGACTGCACATTACTCATCTTCTTTGTCCCATACTTGTCAGCTGTAGCAAGGTATTCCACGGCTATCTTATATCGACATATAGAATCTGGCGCATTCCTCACCGACACTTTCACCTTACGAACCTGACTCATAAATTCATTCCTCAGAATGATAGCCCTGTATTCCGGACGTGCATTACGCACCGTCATGATAGACACATCATCAAAGAGGCTGGAGAAATCATCATTAATAACAAGCGTTGATGACTTAAATCCTCCAAGTGACCTACTCGGATTAGTTTGAATGGCATTATAGCCTGTTGTCGTTGTATAGTAAAGCTGCATAATAACCTCCTCTGTTATTCAATCACCTGCATGACACCGTCAGTGACCTCAAAGTCCTCATACAGACCAGTCTCGGTAAGAACCTGATAATTTTCATAGCCTGATGGGGTCGGAGGTGTCGGTGTATCACCTCCACCACCTGTTCCAAGACTCCAGAACTCTGAACGCTCATCACTCCACACAATGCTATCGCTATTGTTCTTTATTCTGGCGATATAGTACTCGTCATTAGCCTTTTCTGGAGCCTGCCCAATGGACACTTCCTCAACAAGACTAATCTCCACATCAGTAAAGGTGTAAAGACCCTCCAGTTGTTCATCAGTGAACCTCCTACCCATCGAAATGGAACCAAGCACCACGACCTTAAGATCAGATTCCTTCACAAACGCCTGACCGCCAGATAGAATAATGTTATTATCATCCACAATATCCACAACCTGATAAACCTGATTGTTCTTCGGTGTAGAACCATTACTCTTCACAAACTTAATACAGGTAGGCACACCTGAAGACTGACTGCGAACAACGCCATTAAAGGACACACTTCCAGAAACATTTCCGGACACATCCACCTGAACCGTTCCATCCTCATAGTTACGCTCCCTTGGACTAATCTTCAGCCAATAAAACTGATTGTCTCCTGGAATAGCAAACTCGGTCGTATCAGGCAGTCTAAACGCCTTATTAGACGGAATTATGATATAACCTCCTACAATGTCCACCGCATTCCCTTTCGCCGAAATAGAGATAGAAAATGCCGTCCCTGCCTTTGCTCCTGGAGAAACAATGCCGTATGCCAAGGAGGAAGAAAGAACCGCTGATATATCATCTCTGTCCTCCAGGAATGACAGCATTCGCACAAGTTCCTCTTTCTCCAAGAATGTTCCTCTGTGAATATTAATTCTGCCCATATCGCAATCTATTTACTTTTTACAAACAATTCATCAGCAATACTTCCTCCAGTCTCACAGGTAAAGTCCTCATAGTCATCAGAACTCTCAGACTTTACAGTGAACTTATCATAAGTGATGTCGCCAACCTCAATTCTTATCTCAGTTGTCCCTGCCCCTCCTGACTTCGGACTTACAGACACCCAATCTGCATCAATGGCGTCCAAAGCCCACTTCTTGGATGATATAGCCTGAACAGTGGCTGTTCCACCATCATAAGGAATCTCAACCCTATGTGGAACGAATACAAATTCACCACTCCGTTCAAATATAGCAAGCACATCAATAGGATCCACATACCCAGTAACAAGATAGCTTAACGGATTAGCCATAAATTCCTCATAATTCACCTCCCAGGACTTAAACGTAAACCCACTTGCAGCAACAGCCGTCAGTGTCATAATCGAACCTGGAGTAAGAGAACCACCAACATTAACAACACCCCAACCATTCTGATAGATGGAAACATTCACATCAACAGGCAAATTCAAAGCCACCTCCACCAATCTATCATCAATCATGTGCACTGTACCCACTTCACGGATTCCCTTCATCACAACATCCCAGTTCACGGTAACATCTGTCTCAATCTCAAATCGTATGTAACCCTCCTCATCCGTAATTCCAGACAAACCGTTGCTCAACGTCACAATAGCACCTTGAAGCGGTACTCCATTGATGGTTTTTGTTACGGCAAATGTAAGATAATAAGATGAACGACGAATATAATCAAGCCACGCACCCCAGAACACCTCCTTATAGGAGAGAAGATAATTTCTAACAAACGATTCTATGTCCTTTCTGGTTCTGGCTGAACTTATCTGCGAATAAATGGCCACAACATCCTTCGAGCCAAGAAAACCCTGCCCCACTGGAGATATGGTCGTGACCATATCATTTCCAGCACCATTCTTCCACGAATGTTCCTGCACTGGATATCCACCCATCAGCATAGGAACTGAATCACCAATGGATACATTGTATGTCTGGTGTCTTGGAAAGAGATACAACGGCTTCACCGTCACACCGCCAATCTGCATCGTGACACTGGACTGACCATCTTGAATAATGTATGGAGCCAGATATGCCGTACCGTTGGCAAACTTCAAAGGCCTCCCACCATTAAAATTCAATGTTAAATTTAAATCCCTGTCAATAAGCACGTTATAAATAACACCTCGTAACCTATACCACACGTTAGGAACAAGGCAAGGGCTATGATCAGCATCCCTATCAAAAAAGCTATTCGAAATTCGAAGATCAGTAAGACTGACCTGTTCCAAAGCTCCACCATTGGCATCAAAACAGTTAACACCAAAGTCAATGTTCTGCGCACCACTTGATAAAGCCTTAACCCACACAGTCACCTCATAGTCCATTCCGGAATAAACCTCAACAGCCTTGGACTTGTTAGTGGAATATAGACCACATCGCCCGGAACCTGTCTGAAAAACATACCCATCAGTCGTGTTGATTCTGGAAATACTGCCAACAACAGGGTAGTTCTGCATAAGACCAACACCTTTCATCTCACTGCCACGAAGCCAATCCAAACCATAGTCCCACCCTTTTGAAACGGCATTCACTGATTCCGTGCCGTACCACATAGGAGAGGAATAACCGACACACCACCCAACATTACAAGGCTCCAGAACAGCAAATAGAAACTCACTTGGCTTACTATATCCAAGCAATCTGCGAAGCTCTCTGTTGGGCACACCCTCGTCAGCAATCTGCGAAGTGCCTCTCTCGCTGAACACCCCTATCCAATCATTGAAAATATTGGTTCGTTCCTCCTGAGTGAATATTGTCTCATATACAATACCCCACTGCTCCAGAAACGTCTTCATCAAAACCTCACTGTCCTCTATTCTGCGATACTTTCGTCCATAGACCACTATTATCGCAAATAAATGGGTAATGGCCAAAAAGAAGGAATTAAAGTCATCAGCATTAATTCTGGAAATATAAATGGGAACAACTCCATGTATATACATCTTTTCAAGGACGTTCCAAGCCCACCCAACAACATCCAGATCATTTACATCAAAGAAACTTTTAAAGCCTGTTCTGTCATACACCACTGAATCAACAGGCTGCATTCCGTCTTCAACAGGCTCGGTAGATTCACTTTCAGCACCAATGGTTATCTCCCACTCATCACTGGAAGATATGCCGTTCTGCACTGAAGCACCACTGGACGGCATATTCAAAATGTCCTTATTAAAAAGGATCCTCCCTGAAGGAACTGAACCCTTAACCTTGGTTACATAGTCAAGCACCACCTCAAACGTATCCTTCATATCAAGGCACGCCTTTAGAGATTCATCATTGACAGTGAACCATTCAGTGTATGTCAGCCCACCGTCAAGCGAATATCTAAATAGGCTTCCGGAGTTAGCTCTCGCCATACGCATAACACAGACAAGTCCAGCCAATGGAATTGACTGTGTCTTTAACGTAAATCCTGTCCCGACCTGCGGAAACTCCGCCAATACAAATGAAGCCATCTATTCTCTATACCTTTTTTGTTTATCCTTTGACACAGAAATCCACCTCGCATAGCTTATCGTAGAATTAGGGTTGTGATTCACAACCTTTATCTCGTACCTTTTAGCACCAAAATGCAGACCTAAAAACCGACATTTAGGGACACAATACAGGTAATGTGTCAAACTATCCCGAGTATGTAGATTAAATTCCGTAATAGGCGGATTTTTCGCCAAATCTATCGTCTGTTGCACTGACCACCACTTTGTATCACGATTCCAGTGTAGAATAGAATCAGGTCGCATCAAAATCACTGTATCTTTATACATAATCTTCGTCTCAACGACCGTCTTCACCACCTCACGCACCTCACTTGCACGAATCTTTAGTTCTTTTATGATTGCAGCATCATCTGCCTGACGCCTCTTAAACTCATCAACCGTATATCGCAGCTCCTGAATGGTGGTCACTGCTTCACCTCGCTTTGTCTCGGACAACCGATATTTCATGGTAAGCGCCTCCGTGTTACCCTTTTCACGAAGCCACCGCAACCGCATATTTCTGGAATAAGCCATAGAAGCAAGCAAAGCCACAACAAGCAACCCCATCATGACCCACTTCCAATTTCTACAGACAAATCTCCAGACAACTTTCCACATGATCACTTTACATTTTTAATAGTTATCCACACTTGCATCCCACTCTTCTCAGCGTCTTCCACAATGTTACAAACCTTATCACGAGCCTTAAATGTGTTCACAAGATGCTTCCCATCCTGAGCCAAAGTTCCTACAAGAATGCACCCCTTTGAATGTTCCTCGCTAGAACCTGCGTGAATGAGAATACCCAAAAAATGAGGAACATTCTGAACACATGGAAACTTCCGCTTAAACCGATTGGAATAAAGATATCTCACCCTATATCGTCCTGCTGGAATACAGGTCTGACCATAAACCTTTTCAGGACAGGCACAAGGCTTAAATTTAGGGGTGTATGGACACTTCTCAGGGAGGTCACGCAACGTGTCCTCAAGCGTGTCCGCCAGTTTTACGCCATCAATAAATAGCTCTCCAATAGTTCTCTTGTCATCAAACTTCGTTCTCAAGAGAATCAACTCCAGTGTCTTTATCATTAGTAAGCTCTCCTTCTTTATAAAGTTTCCAGTCAACGTCAGAGATCACCTCCTGATCTCCTTCCAGTGTATTATCATCAATCCACACAACACTCTTCCTGAAGAAAAACCGAAGAATAATCTTTAGGGCTTTCTTGCCAATAATGTGTATGTTTCCAATGATGTTCATTACAGACGACCTCCCTGTATAATCCCGGCTGGAGCCGCCTTAACCTCACACACAAGTTCAATGTTCCATCCTGGATAAAACACGGTCTCGATGAACTCCGTCATACCATAAAGGCGCACATTCAAGGTAACATTACCCTCAGATATATTCTTGATGGCAAACGGCTCTGTCGACATAAAGTCACCAGAAATATCCCAGAGTTCACCTATCTGCACAGTAAGATCGCGCAAACCGTCCTCAGACTTCAATTTAGTGCCTGTTGTCTGGGCATAATTGCCTAAATTATAATTCTGTCCCATAACAAAATATTTTATATACAAAATTAGTTATTCGCTGCATAATACGACGGGAACAGCTCGTTATATCGTTGTTCAATCGCCATGGAAGTGGATGAATCCACCATCACAGTACCGTCCAGATTCCTCATTATAAACCTCTTCACACGAGGAAGCATAAACTCGGACACATACTCGTCCTCGTTTGGATAGAACCACTCTGAAGCCACATACTTCACACCCTCTGTGGCCTTAACTATCTCCAGTATATTGTCCCACTCCACCTTTGACCCTGCCGTCCAGTACCTCCAGTCAAGATATTTGGTGATACCAATTTGAATCTTTCTGCGCACGTCAGCAACCTCATAACCTGCCTCCAGCTCACACCTGAAATCAAGTCCTGCTTCCCCTCCAACCTCATACCATTGAACATTGTCAAGTTTAATATCCATCAGCCGACCGCTGACAATCAAGTCGCTCAAACCAAAATATGGACGTGCCTGTTCCAACAAGGTATATCGCTCATTCTCCGACAAATCCTGACCGTTCTGAGTAGCAATCTCAATATGAAGAAAACCGTCCTCCATAACCCCAACCCACAGAATCTTAAGAATCCTGTCATCGAAGTTCTGGAACACCTGTGTAATTTTTTCCAAAGTAGCCGTCGCAAACAGATTCTGATGATTAAGAATCCTACGCCTAAAGGTGTCATCGTCCTCCTCATCACGACCGCCCTGCGCATAATATTCATTCGTACAGGCTATATGTCCTGTGGGAACAGGCGCAACACGAAGAATGCTGTTTGCCGCCACATTGGTATAAGCACCCTCACCAACACTTCTAACCTTTATGTAGGCATAACCGTAATCACCGACAACAACTGTCTCCTCAGGCTGAAAACGAACCCCATTGGTATTCGTAAATATCTGAACATCCTTGTCATACACTGTTCCAGGATTAGCAAACACACAGACATAGGTGGAAGAACCGTGTGTAGATTTCCTCGGAGTAACACCGAACAACAAGGCCGAACGATCCAGCCACTCACCTGATGCTGTCTCTGGAAATATCTGCGTCTCCACAATAGCTACATCCTTAATCGCCTTTTGAGCAATCTTAGCTGCACCATAGGCAACACCATTCAAGACGGAATTATCCGTAATGTCAGACACCTTATCCGTCTTGTTCAAAAGCACCTCTAAAAACAGGTTCTTCAGATTATTAATTGTATTATCAGTCTTCGTTATCATATCTGAACATTAGTTACAATATAATTATTTACAACAGTTCGTGCGCTAATCTTGCAGAACACATTATCACCCTTAACATAAAGATCAAGAATATTCACTTCATCCCACCGACCATCTCTACTAAACATATCCATCATATTCTTTATAATGGTAGGATAGGAAAGAGCTTTCATTGACACACCTATCGCTCTGTCAGCAAAACCATATTCCGGAAACTCCGGAATTGAACCCTGTATGCTGTTAAGAATTGTATCAAGTGCCTGACGAACTGCATCATCATATTCAACCGTCATCAAGTCATTTCCGCCAAACGCAAACTTCTTGTCAATATCCTTGCCAAGTATGCTCTTATCACTCAATGAATCAACAATGTTATCAATCGGTGACACACCACCTGTCTTAATGTTAATCTTAAACATAGGGGAGCCGTCATCAGGCGTGTAGTCTTCCTCCTCAATCTGATTCGGTCTCGCTATATCAACCCACGAATCATCTGATTCAGAAACACCAAGTGACTCCGTAACATTTTCAAACGTCTCTCTGGACTTCAGTGTACGCTGAACCACAGTATTATCCCCATACCGTCCTATAATTGCACTTCTAAACCACTTGGAAGAATTGTTTATGGTCCAGAGTTTTGTCTGACTATTTGTAAACACATCCAGCAATTCCCAGTAGTCTATAGTGTCCATCTGATTAGCCTTCAAGCTAAAAAGAGATTCAATTGTCTCAGACTGAAGTATAAGATAATCCAGTTCACTAAACACTTTTTTAGTATCAACAGTCTTACCGTTATAATACTGAACAATCGTAGGAAAGGAATTCCGACAGAACAATACAAAGTTCTCAAGATATGACTTAATATCATATCCTGTAATAGCCTGAAATCTTTCAAAAACCCTCGTGTTCATCAGTTCCCTATATTAGTCCAGTCATCAATTTTCATACTTGCCTTTTCACCGAGATTACCAACAACGTTCTTAACTTCAGTGCTGACAATATCCACACTCCCCTTAATGGCTGAAGCCGCAAGCTGCTTCCACTTCCTGGAATCCTTAACAACTGCATCAAGCGGAGCCACAACAGTCAATCGCAAGTCGTAGTTCCATATCATATTGTTAGATAGATCCTGATAGAATCGCATTCCGTTGGAAGGAACCACAACCTGATAACTCTCTCCAAATGCCATATTGTAGAAAAATAGACGAAACGGTCTCCCCTGATTATCGTGCCCGACACTCTTACTCAACATAGCCTGAAGCATCTTTACGACACCATAGCCCGTCTTTACAGCCGCATTAAATGTCCTAACCTTTGGAATCTTTCTACCACTTCCTTCCTGGAGAGAATAAAGATCGTACTTCCCTGCTTTCATACTATAAGCCTGAGCACCACCAAAGACATCATTGCTGACACCTACAAGATTCTTAAACCCACGCCCAAAATTACCTTGAAGAACAATCTCTCCGAGTGGAAGTGCTGAATTTTGCAAGACAGTCACACCACTCAAGGACTTCTTAATGGACGTACGATTTTGCTCCACCTTGGACAACGAATTGGGCATTATAGGAAAAGTAAGGTAGTCTATCGTCTTATTGTCAGCCGTGGCCAGCTCCAAGGCAACCATATACCACTCAAACTCGTGTGGCATCATTGTCGCAATAGCCTGAGGACCGATGTTCTTGGCAAGCCGCATCGCCTCATTTATCACGGTGTTTCCACGATTCTGCAAGTATTCCGTCACATCTGACATAATTCACCCATTCTTTTATGCAAAGATACAAAATTATATCAAAGTTCCAGGTGCAGTGGTCGCCCCAGTTTGAGCTGCTGCTGTTCCTGCGGTAGCCACTGGAATTCCAGGAGCCACCTGCGCTGTCTTAATATATCCGTCTATGATATTAGCAAACTTCTGAGCCATAGCCATATCGTCAGCCTCAGTGACGTTACGCATCTCCTGAAAGAACCCATACAGCTGCGTGGCCAGATTCTGTGGTACAAGTGCCATAATTCTATTCGTTAAAAAATTGATTCAATTTCTGCTTCAACTGCGTGGTCGCCTGGATGGTAGGAGGAAGTGGTGTACCACTCGGACCCATAGAGGTCGCCACCGTCAACTTTTCTATCGTATCAACAAGCAAGGAAAGAATATCATTCATTCCAGTACCGGAATTAATTATCGCCACCTTACCCTCCTTTAGCTCTATCTTGGTATCTTCACCCTGTTGAAGAACCGCAAGCCTTTCCTTTAGAGAGAAAATAATGTCCTTAAATTCAATTCTGTACTCCTCATCAGTGATTATATGGGTAAACTGCACTTCATCACCCCTAATCGCCGATTTTGCAATAAACCCCTCCTTGTTAATGTCAACATTATACTTCGTTACATCATCATCCTCACAAAAGTACTCCTCACAGGACACACCATCCTTGGTGATATGAGTCTTGGTATAGTTCACCTTTTCAGCATTTTCCTCATCCACGGAATAATTGGCCGCAATATCAACACTATCCTTTGTGACAACAACACCTGTCTGATCCAGATTATCAGGGTTCTCCAACTGTATATCTATCTTCTCATAGGAACGCACTCGAAGCTCCTTTCCAGATTCAACAGACACAAGACCGTCAGACTTCACCTCAAGAATGGACTTCTCATCACCAAGCACTGACACACGCACCGTTCCACCACTCTTTTCCTGACCATGAACCACCACATTCAAGGAACCGTCCTTGGCGTCAGCCGTAACATCAACATACCCCTTATCCCATTCTTTATGAATCTCAATTGTCTGATCAGTACCAAGACGCATCCTATCACCACTTGGAAACGTCCCCACGACCATAGGCCTATTGAATATAGTAGGCTGTGCCACCCACACAACAGGATCTCCAATGTCACCAACACCTCTCGGAAACTTTAAATTAGCAAGAACCTCATTGGTGGCATAACACTGCTTCAAATATGTCCCCTGACTTTCATCATAAAGATCAATCCGACCTGTGCGATAACAGTCTGCAACATACTGATCCCTATCGACGCCCGATGGAACAATCACACGAGCAAGTCCCACACTCTGACCGCCCAAGTCAGCCGTAACAGGCGTAACACCCTCCTTATAACCCGAAAGGTCAACATATATCTTCTGATCAAACATCATACTAAATCTCCTTACGACTCACAATCTTATCTGATGAAAATGCAGCCAGATTCCCCTCTCCTTCAAACAGCCCTCCAGTTGATATGGAAGCATTCAACACATTTTTCACAAACTGTCCACGCCTTAAGAAAAAGTTAAACACATCACCCTCACGAGTAAGAGTGGTATTAAACTCTGTGTTAGCAACACCAGAGGACAAGGCTTTTTCAAGTGCATCCTTAAGACCATCTATATTCACAATATTAAAATAGTTATATTTCTCATTAGTGATATAGTCAACCACCATTCCTCGCTCAACAGTAAGCACTGTCTGTCTATCAACACTGGATTCGCCAAACGAAATGCTCTGCTGCACACCTGTAACGTAGAAAATCTCATTTGTAGCTGCAAGCCGAACAAACGTTCCAACCTTAATACGCCTATCACCATTTATGGTAATAGTCCCCTTACGAGTAAATGGAAGATATGCACTGCTCTCTATCGCATAGATATAATCAGCCGCCAAAGTGGTGAACAGCGAATTTGTCTTCTCCTCCGACTTATTGCCACCAAGATAGGTGGAAAGCACATACGGATCCTGCACGATACACCGCTTATTTCCAAAAACCTTAACATAAGCATCCAGATAAAAAACTGGAATGATAATAGATACCGTATTAGACTCCAGCCCAGGAATAAGACCATCAGCCGGAACTATCTTATACCAAGAATAAACCCTATTATCAAATGCCAGATTAAAGCTAAACAAGTCCTCATCAACAATGTCAATGTAAGAATCAACGGAAGCACCCTGACTGTTCTTGGCGTAATACATTGTCTGAATAGAAGACTTATCAAACGGTGGCTTACGAACTATCAAATCATACCCTGCACCCCAAGTGTCACCAAGTATCTCCACAAACGGCTCCTTACACGTTGAACGAATGAAATCCGCTATACTGCCATCAGGATTCACAAGAGCATTATTATAGAAGATTCTGTTATCAAGTTGATTATCACACCATATCTTAAATAGTCGCCAGACACCCTTTGGATCAAAGGCTCCCTCACCATCTGAACTTAAATACCTGTCACAGGCCTGAAACAAATCAATTGGGATCATCTCTATCTGAGAACACTTCTCAAAGATAAACCCAAGACTGGACTTAATAGACTGAAAATACATACCAAAAGCAATCATTCCATCACCGTTTCTGCGAAGCCAAGGACTTTCATCACTCGACATCAACATCATATTATGAGCGGAACCAAATATGGAATTAAACGGAATGAAACTTATGCCATCATCCTCAAACAGTTTGGAAAAATCCCTCCCCTCTATGGATACGGCATAGGAAGTGCCATCATAATTAATATTGCTTGTAACATTATCCACAAAGCCAATCATATCCCAGATAAGAGAACTCGTCAAATCAGTACTGGCCTTAACAAGTGAATCATTCTCATCAGCCTGATACTTCTCCTCCATCTGAAGCTCTTCAAAACGGAGCCAAACCATATCATTCTGCTGCATAAAAACACTAAACCAATCCAATGTCTTAGAATAGCCTAATGCTCTATCCGCATCAGAATCATTATCTCTCCCTTCAAGTTCAACATCGGCATTAAACCTATTCACTTCATCATAGTTAAACCCAGTAACTTTCCTGGCTATCTTAACTGGATTAACCTGAATAGAAAATGAACCATTAAAACCGCTCTTATTTGTAGAAATAGAAAGAACATAGGGTGAAATGTCCACAAGCCGCCCAAATGCCCTGCTCCAAACCCAAATCTTGGCATTAAGATTCTTCTGCTGCACCACAACATTTCCAAGTGGGTTCTTCCACACAGACTGATACAATGGGTCACTTGTTATCTTCTTTATATTATCAGTCCAGTACATCACAGCCGTCTTGTCAGGAACCTCAAACACGTCAGAATTTTCAAACTTTATCCTCTGAGCTTCCAAATCCACAGACTTAACTAATAACCGTGTCCCGACCTTAATATAAGGCACTTGACCATTTTCAATATCATCCTTATACTTAACCTTTTCCGTAGGAGAGAACATCTCCACAATACGCTCCAGATTTGTCTGATTACCATCAGTAAACTCCAGCCAATCCTTATTCGGTTTACCGCCATCACCAAAAGTGAATCCAAGCTTTTTCAAGGCTTCGTTCAGATTCTCAATCGTGATGTTACCCTGTTCATCAGCACCGTCTATCTTCTGTGTCGTATAAAAACAATACTGACCCACAATTTCATTCACAGGGTATTCAACCTGAATATCCGCACCATCAGCTGGATCACTCATCTTCACTTTCTTCGTCGGTATTCCAGTATAGGCGATATGAACAAAACCCTGTTTTTCATAGACGATCAATTCAGTGTATGGAAGCCCAAGCTCATTGACCTTATCTTTCACCTCCTTACAAGGTACTCGCTCCTTCTTCCCGTTTGTAATCTTATAAAAATTACAGTCAGCCGCACAGCCTGTTAGATGATGAGATGAACCATCCCCACCAACCTCCTTATTTAACTGCTTTGACCTATAACCCGATGAAATTATATTAATCCACCCTGTCGCATCATTTATAGGTTGCAAAGTGGATATACAGAGTCTTCGAATGTTTGACTTATATTGCTCCAGAATGGAATTGTCCCACCCCTTTTTCGCCGCTGTTCCAGAACGTGAAAACTCGGCATAGGAATAATTCTTGCTTATATCACCCATAATCTTTCAATTACCTACCACCACCTCCGGCAGAATAGCCCGAGGCTCCTCTACCGCTAACATAACTTGACGTTGACCCCTGTCCTGCTGCTCTGGCAGATACACTCTTTATATTAACATCAACACCGCTATACATCATTTGTAGCAATGTATCCAGATTCTTTTCTATCTGCTTAAATGACTTAAACCAATCACTATCACCATTCTGATAGGCATCCTGCTGCAATTTACCTGCAATGATGTTTCTATTGGCCGTTCCTGCCTCACTCCGCTCCTGATCTGTCACCATTGCAGCCGCTTCATCCTCAGAAAATTCCTTTCCAAGAATACCACTCTTATAAATTGAATCTATATTCAGATTTCCATTCTCATCATATAGAAAATTCGTTCCATTCTTAGCTGCATCACGCTTGGCATTCCTCAGTCTGGAAGCACTTATTCCAAGTGTGGATGAAAGTGTGGTCTCAAAGAAATCCTTATTACCTCCAGACATATTCCAGAGATTACTTATCAATGTCTTCATCGTCGCTCCTTCTGGGTGTTCCAGTTCAGCCTGTAAATCAAGCAAGGAACCCCCCTTTCCTGACATAGTGGCCGCTTGCATAATCAAGGCACGAGATAATTGAGAACCTGACATCGTATTGCCTGCAAAGGATTGAGCCATAGAGGAAAGATTCTGCCCCTGAACACCTCTGGCCGTCAACCCCTGAATAATGTTACGCAATTCCTCTGAATCAAACGCACCTGTCTGTTCAATGATCGAATTCGCAACCTGCGTATATGTACCAAGATCCTCCTGAAGACGAACTGACCTTTCAAAGAGATCACTTGTCTGCCTCTGTAATGATGCAAGCAACCCTCCAGCAACCTTATCAGCACTCAATGATCCATTCTGATACCTATTGGCCGCATACACACCTGACAAAACACCTTTATCCAGACCATACGTCTTTTCGGCAAGCATCGTCTGCCAAATTGATTCGTTGTCAGCATTTCTTGATGAAACAGCCGCTCTTCTATAGTCATAGAGATCAGAAGCCATTTCTGAAATATTCTTTCCAAGAACAATAGAACCCCTATTATGAACTTCCATCTCCGGAACTTTGTGAGTCATATACTCATTCCAGGCTCCAAGCCCATAACCACCTAAAAATCCAGCAAAAGCACCAATTCCACCACCTATCGCACTGCCTATTCCTGGAGCCGCTGCTGTACCTATCATAGCTCCTCCAGCACCAAAAGTTCCAGCCAACTGAATAGCCTTTGATATTGCACGAGAATATTGAGGGTCGTCATCCTTGCCAAGAACCTGAGACCCTTTTATCTGATGATTAAAAGCTTCATCAATACCAGTGCCATTCATCAAGGCCGTCTGATATTGAGCACCACGATTATTCCAATAGGCAGTAAGATTCTCACGAGTGGTCTCTACATTTCTCCCTCTGCTACTAAATGGAAGCCAACTCCAGACAGCCAAACGTTCAAGTTCTCGTTCGATAGAAGAACCTGCTCTATAAACATTTGTCTGCGCACGATATGTATCCTGAAAAGCCTTAATCAATCCAGCTCCGGCAACACCAAGTCCAGCCAGACCCATCAACTTTCCAAAACCACCAACAAAATCTCCGGAAGCAATAGACTGAAGACCACCCTGAACATCGGGTCTTAAAAAAGAACCACCCTCCTCACCATCTTCTTCACGCTGATCACCATCCCTCGACTGAATAGGTCTTCCACCAACAGTCTGATTCTTATTAAATATCTTATTCAGCGTGTCACGAATCTGCTCAAGAATAGACTTTCGTGAGTTAGAGTCATTGTCAACAACATTGGAATTATCAGACACCCCACGCTGATTATCAAGTTGTTGACTTCTCTGTTGTGCAAGATACTGATTACGCTGATTCTCAACCACTCGATTATAATTATTCTGATAATACAACCGAGTAAGATTAAAGTAATCATCATTGGCCTGTTGATTATTACCTGCACCAACTTCATTATAGGAGCGTGTCAGATCGTTAAACTGCCGATATATCCTATCGGCATCCTGGCCTGTAATTCGCTCCTGGCTTTGTTGAATCTTCTCAAGATCTCTGTACAGATTGTTTACCTCCGCCCTGAACCGCTCAATGCCGGAAGTATCCGTGGTTACTCTAATCTGCTTGTCAGCCATTTTCTTCCACCTTTAACATTTCATCAATTTCCCTCTGTGCCTCCTTTGTAAAGTCTTCCAGGGTGGCTGGAGTTCTAAATATGTCACCACTTCCAGGAATATAGACTTCGTTGTCCTTTATAGTGGTCGCTTCAGTAACCGCCTTGGAAAATAGTTTGTCCTCCTCAAACTCAAATAGTTGATATAAGAAGGAAGATTCCCTGTGAACAGGAGACATAAATGCGACTTCGTGCTTGTTGCGCCACCACCTGTCCAGAGGGAATCGATTATTCCAACTGACGATTGCCTGTTCCAATTCGGAACGTTCCATATTACTTTACATTTTCAGCGTCCGTTATGCCGTGCAAGGCGTCATTCACTGACTTAAAGAACGGTGCAACCTGCTTCAAATAGGCAGTCTTAACATCAAGATAATCTCGAATGTCAAGCTCCGTAATAGGAACTTTCAGATCCTTAATAAGGTCTGGACACATTATCGTAAGGGTAGCTTCGATATCAATCATATCCAACGCATCCTGCACACTGCGAAGCGGACTCTGAACCATCATATTGTAGTTACCACGACCCAAAGACTGCTTCAAGGCTTCAATGCTGTAATACTGACCCACCGTGGGGAACTTAATCGTATATTCGTGCCCCTTAACGACAAATTTTACTTCCTCTTGTAACATAATCCTCTTTTCTTTTTATAACGCTACTTCGCCATCGAAATCGGCTCCAGATAGATACCCTGAATGTTCACACCTGCAAGCCCTGCTTCGGAAAGCTGGAAGGACTGTGAATTCAGCAAGCACCCCTGAAGACGAGCTATCGTCTGACCTGTGTTGTCAACCTCTGTCACGAGTTTGGTCTGCTGATCCTCTGACTGAACGGTCTTTGCATAAACGGTGATGTCAAAGGCAATATCGCCGAGAACCAAACTATTCTTAATTTCAGCGATGGTGCCGAACTTTTTCAACATCTTCTTCATCACTGGAGTGTCAAAAGAGATGAAGTACTGATCAACCTGCCATTGACAGGTATAAACAACAGGCGGAGCCTCCTGATAGGTAAGACTACCAAGACCCTGCACATTGGCTCTCTGCACATTCTCGGAGAATGTCAGGTTGCGGACATATCCCGCAACCTGATTATCTATCTTGATGAATGCCTTTGGAGCTGTAAAAACTTTTCCTCTGTTCATAATATTCTCTCATTTAATTAGTTTCTGAGAAGGAATCCCGTAAAGAATATCTTCGTCGCCTCGTTATTGAGAACAACCTCATAGGAAACATGATAACAGTCATCCACCCTCTTGGCAACAACATTCTGGAACCTCTGAATCAGGTTGTCCTGCTGATCCGTGGCCACCCTCGTCTGGAGGAAATTGGCTGTCCAGGTCTCAAGAGCGCCCTTTGACAGTGTGTTGATATTCACACCGTTCTCATCCCCAAGGAGATCAATGGAGGCGTTCACGACACACTCCTTATTCAGTTGTGCTAGGATACGCATAAACTGAATGCTGAATGACGCACCCTTTTTGTTGAAGAGCAACGTATTGTCCTGAAGAGTAGTAACACCCTGAAGAACCACGAACCTTTGAAGATATGGATTAGGATAAACAACCACAAGACCGAACTTAAGAGCCTTCTCCATTTCCTTCTCGGTAGGAATGTGTTGAAGCTTGTCACCACCGATAGTCTTATTTGTCACTGGGATATAAGGTGGTTTTCCAGACACCCTGCCGACAATCTGACACAAATTATAGAACACTGTCCACCATCTAAATCCTGATGCCGTAGAGTCAGAAGCCGTGGCCACACCACCGTGAACAGCAACTATCCATTGATTGTTCATGGCCTTGGCCACATTCAAAGAATCATTGAATTTTGCCTTTGTGCTGTACGCACCAACATAGACAAACTTGTCAAACTTCGCCTGTGTGTTACGATGAGCAATCACTTTCTTCTGTTGAGCGGAATTAGCGTTAGCCTCAATCTGATCCGTGAACACAATGTTGTAGTCCACATCCGGAATGGCGTTAAGAAGATCATCAAGATCAGTCGGCTTGTAGTCTTCCGTGCCACCATCCGCAAGAACATAGGTGTCCAGTGTTGGATTAGTGATGGAATCACCGTCCGTGTAACGAGATTCAGCATCAAGAATAAATCTTGCACCAAAGTTCTCGTCAACATTAGCCCACGCAATCAAATCCTGAATTGTCTTAACCTCAGGAGACTGACAGATAAGCAACGGCTCCGCCTGTGCAACAGTGAGCTCGTCATAGGATAGCGTCACTCCTGTCACAGGATCAGTGTAGTCGCCTGTGTAGGTTCCTCTCCAGAACTTCACCACAAAGGCTGATTCATCATCAGTACTCTGCTCTACCGTGTAGGCATAACCGAACTTCAGATATTCACCGTCAAGAACACCGTTAGCATTCAAGCCCTCGTCAATCGTCCTAACGATAAACTTGCTATTTCCGGAAGCAAACTGCATCTTCGCAGGAGTTGTCGTACAGGCACGAGCAAACAAAAGTCTGCTAATGCCAGCCGCATCCTGATTATAAGGATCTGGAGTGAAAAGGGCTTCAGCCGCTTTCCAGTACATACCACCCTTAACAAAGTCTCTGAATGTCTGCAAGTCATCAAACTCGTAGACGGCATCCTTCCCCTGCTTGTCAACACCGTTCACGCCGGAGCCACCGCCCCAACCGCTACCAAAAACTCCAGTGTCCACGAGAAGCACCGTGCCATAGTCAAGAGTTCTGGTCTGGGTGTTATCTCCGGAAGTAATAGTGGAGTACACTCCAGGGAGTGTTCTCATCTTACCGTTGAAATAAACACTTGTTGCCATACTGTAATTATAATTATGAAAATTTTACGTTCATACTATTACGATGTAAAGGTAGTGCTTTCCTGCGAAACCAGCTCACTATAAATCAAACTGGAGTGAGAACACCCACCCCAGTTCAATATAGATTTATAACAAGAATTAAGATATTGTCCAGTCTCCATTGGAAGTAATAGTGATTGTCTTACCCTCTCCATTGGCCACAAAGGACAATTCTGTTGGAGTGACATCCAA